ATCACGTACCGGTCCGCCCTTCCGCGCGCGCGGGGTTATACCCCCACCCCCGTGCCCGTGTCAAGCCCCTGGACGCCCGTGCCTGCCTGCTGTACCCTCGCGCGCCCGTCCGCCCGGCTCCCTGTCCAGGTCGGTCGAGATCGGCTCTCAGACGGGCGCGCACGGCCTCTGACCTGTGATGATGTGATCGGGCTTGACATTCGCTGTGACAGTGGTGCAAGCTGTGACCAGAACGCAGCGAGGCACGGCGAACGGGTGAGCATCAAGGTCACCAGGGGAACGGGCCAAGCGAACCGGCTTGACACACTGACACACATCAGGTAGAGTCGAGCTCAGCAAGACAGCGGGACCGAGTAGCACCGATCACAGACTGGGTGCGAACGAGGCAGACGTGAACCTGACGGTTCGGTCCCAGAGTCAAGCGAACACAGCAAGACAGACCGGGTTGACACAAGCAACACAGACCCGGTAGAGTGAGACCAGCAAGACAGCACGACAAGCAAGACACCGGGACTTGACACACTGACACAGACCCGGTAGAGTAGGACCCAGAACGAACGGCCCACCAGGGCCAGGAACGCCCGAGTGAGGAGCCCTCCGCAAGAGGGTCACTGCGAGGAAGCGTCCGCACCTTGAGAACTCAACAGAGCGCAAGCGACACAGACTCCCTCCCCTGATTCATGGGGGAGAAGTGCCTACCCGAGTGGGTAGGCAAGACCACCCCCAGGGTGGTCGGAGGGTGGCTGGCAGGCACACCTGGTTCAAGCCCAGGGCACCCACGATCACAGGGCCTACCTGTGACAGTGTGATCAAGGAGTCGCAATGATCAAGGCAACGCACCGCGAGTACACCGCTGCTCTCAGCTCGGCACGCTCGCAGTCCACCCTGATCGCCGCCGCTACCTCCGCTCCGGAGGAGATGCCCGCGTCGTACCGGTACTACCTGTCCGAGGACGGTCTGTCCGGTCTCGGGGTCGCCGGTGACGGCACCCTGGTCGGGGTCTTCTCCCTGATCAAGGGGCGCGGTGAGGACATGATCTGGGAGGCGATCCTGCACTACGGTGCCGACCGGCTCGACTGCTTCGATGGCTTCCTGCCTGACTACTACAAGCGGTTCGGCTTCGCCGAGTACGAGCGTGTCCCGAACTGGACTGCCGGTGAGCCGGACGTCGTCTTCATGCGCTTGACTGTGTGACAGTGTGAGCGTAGGGTGAGTGGCACACACCGGGGTTCGAGTCCCCGGCACCCACTGGGACCGAGTGGTCCTGATGTGAGAGATCTGAGGAGATCATCATGGCTGTATCCCTGGACAAGACCCGCTCCTCCGTCGCCCGTGGCATCCGTGCCGCCCGCTGGAACGAGCGCCTGCGTCGCAACGACCTGGACGCCCTGCGTCGGCAGCTCGCCATCCAGGCGTACCGAGCGAAGTCCGCATGATCCACCCGAGTGGTGTGTGGGTGCGTGACTGCACCGACCACCCAGCTCCGGAGGAGATCGGGTACCCAGACGTGCACAGGTGAGCTGTGCAGTCTGAGTGATGTAACAACTGGCCTGACTGGCAGACCCCAGGGTTCGAGTCCCTGGCAGGCACTGGGGCGTGGCATCCCGCCATGCCCAGAGTGTGAGAGTGAGAGCAACGTGAACGTTGACCTTGACACTGTGATCGAGTACGCCGAGCGTGCCCTGGAGCGTCCTTCGGACGCGGCCTTCTGGGACGAGCGGTGCTACGAGACTCACGTCCCCGTGATCTCCTGGGCTGACCGGGGCGATGACATCCTGGAGGAGTCCAACTTCCACACCGCCCGTGACCTGATCGCAGGTGCGGCGGAGGACGAGGAGCACTGGTTCCAGGGGTCGGCTGGTCACTGGCTGGTCGGCAACCTGGAGCAGATCTGGGTCCAGGTGTACGAGGACGAGACCCGCGAGGAGTTCACCCAGGCGTTCATCGAAGCGGTCGAGATCCAGGAGTCCCTGAGCTCGTACCCGATCCTCGATGAGTCTGACTACTCCGAGCGTGAGTGGAAGCTCTACGAGGAGAACCTGAGCGAGGCCCTGGACCAGGCGCAGCGTGACTACGACCTGGACACGGACGAGGAGGCGCAGGCGATCCGCGATGCCTTCTACGAGGTATCGGGGGAGCGGCTGCCCTGGGACGGAGCGGATGTGTCCTGGGACGCGGTCGAGGAGCTGTACCGCGAGGTCCGCGACGAGTTCTTCACCGAGCTGGTGCTGGGTGTCCACCCTGGCCAGCTTCAGCTTGACCTGAGCGCCTGACGGCGCAGCCTGAGCGGCACACACCTGGGTTCGAGTCCCAGGCAGGCGCTGGGTATCCCCTGAGAGGCAGGGGAGCTCTGATCTGAGGAGTGATCCAGATGGTTCCGAAGTTCCGCGACAACCGTGAGTCCACCCGCGACGACCGTCGCAAGGGCAAGGCTCTGGCTCAGCAGCGCAAGTTCGCCCGCTCCGTCAAGTACGCTGCCCCCGAGCAGTTCTCGACCGAGTCCAAGGAGTTCTGAGCGTGAGCACCATCACTGACGAGAACGCACAGGACATCATCGACACCGCTGCGTACGGCGGCATCACGTACTGGGCGATCGAGCCGACACAGAAGGACTTCGCTGACGCCCCCGAGGGTACGGCTGCGACGATCCGGGACGGCGAGGAGGATCAGGTGCACTACCTGACTCTCGACCAGGTCAAGAAGGCGTACCGCAAGCTCCTGAAGAACGAGCCGCGCATCGTCGGTCCGCAGGTCCACGGGTACATCAAGGATTCGTGGGCCGAGCGTGACGAGGACGGCATCGACTGCGGGTACATCGACGCTGACGCTGCGGACGTGATCGTCCAGGTGGCCATCTTCGGTGAGATCGTCTACGGCTGACGCCGTGAGGGTGACTGGCAGGCACCGAGGTTCGAGCCCTCGGCACCCACTGGGCAACCCTGCCCTGAGTGAGGAGACACCATGAACCGCGAGCAGGCCGAGCAGGTCAAGGCCAAGATCGAGGAGCTGTACCCGCTGGACGCTGGGTACTTCTTCCTGGCCGACCACAACCATGAGGGTCTGAGCGAGGGTGCCTGGTCCCTGGCGCTGGAAGGCGCGGGGGAGTGGGTGTTCGAGGTCAGCGAGAAGGCGGGCAACGAGCCGAACTGGCTGCCGGGTGTGTTCCTGGAGCCCGTGACGAGCTGGTGCCTCGGGATCTACCCCGCTTGACAGCGGCGCAGCACCTGTGACAGTGTGAGCACATCAACCGAGCGAGAGAGTGAGAGCAACATGAGCATCCAGTCGGTCAAGGATCTGCGGTTCTGGCACCTGGCCCATGAGGTCGGAGTCACCAGCCCGGACGGTGAGGAGTCGCCCGGCGCGACCTTCCTGAAGGGCGTGCGTGACAGTGTGATCGAGCAGGTCGAGTACCTGATCGAGCAGGGCGAGGACGTGGAGGGTGCGGTCCAGGCCATCCAGTACAACGGGGCGGACGGCGAGATCGCAGACGCTGCGGTCCCGGTCTACACCTACCTGAAGTGGCAGACCTTCCTGGACATCGCTGCCTGGGAGGTCGACCTGGCCGAGATCACGGACGTGAGCGAGCCGATGGACCTGGACAAGCAGTCGAACCTGGCGCTGTACCTGGTCGCCTCGAACCTGGTGAGCATCCTGCTACAGGAGATCGAGGCCGAGTAGTAACTGGGGTGACCGGCAGACATCGAGGTTCGAGTCCTCGACACCCACTCAGCAACAACGCTGTGACCTGAGAGTGAGTACACCATGAAGCTCCGCCACAAGATCGCTGCATCCATCGCCGCCCTGGCTGTCGCCTACGGCATCGGATCGGTGGACGAGGGTGCGCAGGCACCGAACAACCTGCCGACTCCGCTGGTGGTCGAGAAGACTGCCGCGACCAAGCCGACCCCGCTGCCTGCCAAGACCGAGTACATCGTGGTCAAGGTCCCGAGCGGTGACCTGCCTACCCGCCCGTGCTCTGCCGAGGGTGGTCGGGACTGCTACTGGGACGGAGGCAAGCAGCTCAACGGGAAGTCCCCGAGCTACTGGGTCGACCGCAACGGGCAGGTCGTGTACCTGAACGGGAAGTGGAACGACACCGCCAAGCGCAAGACGTGGGAGGCCGCGCAGCGCAAGGCCGGGCGCGAGAACTGGGGGACGATCGAGGGTCACCGGTACTGCTACGCCGAGGTCGGCGACACCTCGTACATCACCTGCTGGGACGGGTTCAAGACCACCTCCTGAGTGGTCAGCGTGAGCGGCACACACCCCGGTTCGAGTCCGGGGCACGCACTCCGAGGTTGCGGTGACAGCGCAGCCTCACTGCGAGAGGACAGTGACAGTGCCCTTCTACGAGTACAACCAGAACAACTCGGGTGGCAGCTTCGACTACGACGGAGACGCGGGCATCACCCACTACGTGATCATCGAGGCGGACACTGCCGAGCTGGCCGACGAGCGGGCCGAGGAGATCGGCCTGTACTTCGACGGCGAAGGCGACTGCTCATGCTGCGGTGACCGCTGGTACGCACAGGGTGGCGGCTGGGGTGGTGACCAGGGCGACGAGGTCCCGAGCATCTACGGGACGCCGGTCTCCGACTTCGACTTCGGCTTCCGCTGGATGAAGGGTGGCCGCCCCGAGTGCTACGTACACTTCGCCGATGGGACGGTGCAGGGGTACGGCTTCGACACCAAGATCCTGAGCAACTGAGAGAGAGGCAGAGAGCAGTGGACCACGCAGAGATCGCAGCACGTAACCCCGAGGCAGCCGCTCGGGTGGTACTCCGGGCGCATGAGTTGGGCGGCGACGTCCTGAACGCCTGGGAGGTCTTCGCCGATGGGGTGGGGTACCGCCTGGCGAGTGAGCACCTTCGAGCCACGACGGATCAGGCCGACCTGATCGCACGGCAGCACAACCTCGTCGGGTACCAGCTCTGAGCTGAGCCGACAGCCTGACCGGCAGACACCTGGGTTCGAGTCCCAGGCAGGCACTCCGGGTCGACGGTGACAGCGCCGACCCACTGCGAGAGGAGATCCACCCGTGAGCACCTACATCCCCGCCGCCATCGCCGAGCTCGCCGAGGCCCTTGGTCTGGAGGAGCTGCCCGCTGAGGCGGTCGCCATCATCGAGACCCTGGTCGAGGACGAGCGGTCGGACGCCTACGACGACGGTCACGGCGACGGGTACTCGGAGGGCGAGGACTACGCCTACTCCGAGGGTTACGACAACGGCCACTCGGACGGCCACCAGGAGGGCTACGACGAGGGCTTCGAGGACGGCAAGGCCGAGGCCGAGGAAGACGCCGCCTGATCCAACCTTGACACCTCACCGCAGAGTGTGAGAGTGTGAGTGCAACGCAGCAACGACGAGAGGACACGGCAGTGAGCAAGATGGGCAGCCTGGCGATCGACCTGATCTCCTACGAGGAGGGCGCGCTGGACGACGCGGACACGCTGAACCTGTTCGCCACCCTGGTCAAGTCCGGCATGGCCTGGACGCTCCAGGGTCACTACGGACGGACCGCCCGCAACCTGATCGACTCGGGGTTCCTGACCGAGGAGGGCGAGGTCACGGAGCACGCGGTCTACGAGCTGGACCTGCTGTGACAGTGTGAGTGGTAGGTAGGGAGACCGGCAGCCACCTGGGTTCGAGGCCCAGGCTCCCACTCGGACACCGCGAGAGGCGCGGGTGTCCCGCATGAGAGGAGCACCCCAGTGAGGTGCAGCGTGATCAACTCCCAGTCCGAGCAGTGCAAGAACGAGGTTCCGACGTCGGGCATCTGCTCGACCCACCAGTACCGGCTCCGTCGCTACGGCGACGTCCAGGCTGACCGTCCGATCCGCCCGTACTCCGAGCGCAAGACCGGCAAGGTCGAGCGGTACTCCGGGAACACCGAGACCGAGCGGTTCTGGTCCCGAGTGGTGGAGGACGAGGGCCACTGGCTCTGGGCTGGCAGCTTCATCCGTGACGCCGCTGGCGAGGAGACCGACCAGGGTCAGGCCCTGTTCGACGGCTTCAGCCAGACCGCCCGTCGCATCGCGTACATCCTGGTCCACGGCGACATCCCGGAGCAGGTCAAGGTGCACCACGCCTGCTCGACCTGGTCCTGCGTCAAGCACACCGAGGCGCGCTGGCCGAACGGCACGGTCTTCCGCCCGGAGCTCGCGGTCCGCGACACCGAGTGGCTGATCCGCTCGCTCGCCAAGGACGTGGCTGCCTGATGCCGTGGGTGGGGAACGAGTACCGAGGCACGGTCGAGGAGATCGTCGCCGACTTCACGTACGACCGGTACGGCCAGGAGTACGAGGAGCTGCACGCCAGTCTCCTCGACCTGGTCAAGGCCGCGCGCTGGCAGGCAGCGCAGGAGCTCACTGAGCTCGCCGACAACCTGCCCGACCCTATGGGTCGCAACTTCTACACCGGCATGGGTGTGGCACACGCCGCCCAGTGGCTCAACCCCTACGAGGAGGACCCGAAGTGAGTGGACCGACCCTACTGATCGGGCTGTCCGGCTACGCCGGTAGCGGGAAGGACGAGGCGGCTGCCGCCCTGGTCGTGGGTGGCTGGAGGCGGGACGCCTTCGCCGACCGACTCCGCGCCTTCCTCTACGCCCTCGACCCGTGGGTGGACACCTACCCCGACGTCGGCGTGGTGCGGCTGGCCAAGCTGGTCGACGCCTACGGGTGGGACCGAGCCAAGAGGCAGTTCCCCGAGATCCGCAGGCTGCTCCAGCGTGCAGGCACCGAGGCCGGGCGCAAGGTGCTCGGAGCTCAGGTGTGGGTGAACGCCCTGATGCAGGACTTCGACGCCGAGAACGAGGCGCTGGTCGTGACCGACGTGCGCTTCCCCAACGAGGCCGACGCCATCCGCGAGGCCGGGGGAGTGGTCGTCCGGATCAACCGCCCCGGAGTGGGTCCGCACACCGACCCCGGTGGCTGGGTGCATGAGAGCGACGTCGCCCTCGACCACTACGACTTCGACGTGACCGTGGACAACGACGGGACGATCGAAGACCTCCACCAGAAGCTCGTCAGCACCGCCCTGCTCATCAACCTGAAGGCACTGACCGCCTGAGCGTGCAACTTGCATCGCCCGGCCCGAGTGTGTCACACTGGCACACAGAACGAGAGGAACACAGCAGTGACCACGCTTCACACCGTCCCCGACCTGGATGCCCTGCCCGCAGGAGCCCGGATCGAGGACCGAGAGGGAGACCAGGGCGTCAGCCTCGGCAACGGCACCTTCGAGGTGATCGGCTTCCGTGACCCGGTCTACTCCAGCTTCTTCAGCTTCCCGGTCGAGCTCGTAACGCCGCTGCCCCAGGACGACACGATCCTGCGGGAGATCAAGGATCTCGACGCTCTGCCGAACGGGAGCGTGATCGTGGGAGTGGACGTCGTCCCTCCGACCTTCTTCAAGCAGGCAGGGCACTGGGTGAACCCGACCAAGCCGGTCGGCACCACGCAGAACGTCCAAGCCTTCGTCCACGCCAGAAGGTGGGGCTTCCGAGTCGCCCACCGTCCGGCCTGACCAACGTGTGACAGTGGGACCACCTGCGCGAGTGGGTGGTCCCCTTCGAGAGGAGACACATGAGGTTCACGCCTCGCGCTCAGGAGTACAACCGGATCGTGGAGATCCTGGAGTCCTCCGACTACCCGGACGCCAAGACCATGGCCAAGGCACTCATCAACGAGATGGTCGAGATCCTGTCCATGCGGGACACCTTCGCAGGCACCCACACCTGGAAGGACGGAGAGAAGGGCCTGAACTACGGCCCCTTCTACTCCGAGGCCGACATCAAGACCCACCTCCAGCACCTCGGGGGCCTGGGTGGCAGGTTCCACGCCGTGAAGCTGTACTCGCCCGGCGCACTGCGCGCCAACGACCTGGGGAAGAAGGGCTGGACCCCGTGGTGCCTGCATCCCGAGTGCGGACACGCCCCCTTCACCCACTCGATGGCATCCGCAGCTCGCGGTGCCTGCCAGCTCCCGTCCTGCCCCTGCGACGCCTACAAGAAGTGAGAGGACCCCGACCGTGAGCAAGACGAAGACCGTGGACTACAGGTACTGCACCTGTGGCCTGAAGCGAGGCTTCCGCACCGAGCGGGACGCCGACAAGGCCCTGGGTCGAGCCCAGGCCAAGCGTGACCGGCTCGCCGAGTCCCGAGGCACCAGGCGAGGCAGCTACCGCGAGTCCCGCTACTACCAGTGCGACGAGGGCCTGTTCCACCTCACCTCCGAGTCCCGACGCCACTTCAACGACCGGCTGGTGGCCGCATGAGCTACGAGATCACCCCCGAGGACGCCCTCCTCGCGATCACCCAGCACCTCGGCCTCCCCGGCGACACCAAGCCCGCGATCGTGCTCGACCTGGTCGAGGAGCTGATCGTGGAGCACCGCAAGCTGCGCCTGCGGCACGCCGCGATGATCCGCCGAGCCCAGAGCCAGCACCCCAACACTCTCGCCGCCGTCGCAGCCGCGTTCGCACGTCGGGCCGACTGATGGCGATCGAGTTCTGGCGCGTGCGCTGGACGGACTTCGAAGGCAACCGCCGCGAGTCCGCAGTGAGCTTCGATCCGACCTGTCGCGACGAGACCATCGCCGACCTGAAGTCCCTGGGCATGACCGACATCGAGCCCTACCTGTACGACCCGCTCAACGACAAGGAGATCCCCCAGTGAGCGTGAACACCGACCCGATCGCGATCGTCTACGGCTACCACCAGGCGCGACTGTTCCCCGAGGTCAAGCCCGAGAACGTGATCCCGTTCCGCCTCATCCACCTCCTGAAGGACCGCAAGCCGTCCGTCATCTACCGCACCGGCCTCGGTGTCAGCCAGTACGCCTGGCGGATGCTGGAGAAGGTCGAGGAGTTCGCCCAGGAGGGCACCGAGGTCATCCACCTCCGCCAGTTGCAGGCGGGTGTGTGAGTGTGACCGTGAAGGACTACTACGTCGTGCTCCTGGCACTTGTCGCCGCCTGGTTGTTCGGTCTGGCCACCGGGATCGCTGCGGTCAAGGGATGAAGCACAGCCCGAGGCATCGGGCGCATCGGGAAGGGCTGAGCGTGCCTGCGGGAGTCACCGCACTCGCCTCGGCCCTCTCGCTGGGCCTCCTGGGTGGCGGCTTCGCCACCTCGACCACCGATGAGCCTGTCCCCACCCCGAAGCCAGCCCCGACCGTCACCGTGACCGTCACGGCCACCCCGAAGCCCTCGCCGAGCCCGACCAAGGCCAAGCCGACGCCCAAGCCGACCCCGAGGACCCCGAAGCAGATCGGGAAGGCCCTCGCAGCCGAGCGGGGGTGGACCGGGGCTGAGTGGGAGGCCCTGGAGGAGCTGTGGACCAACGAGTCCGACTGGAACCCCGACGCACAGAACCCGACGAGCACCGCCTACGGGATCGCCCAGTTCCTGGACTCCACATGGGCTGGCTACGGCATCGCGAAGACCTCCGACCCTGAGCGGCAGATCGTCGCCGGTCTCCGCTACATCGAGGCGCGCTACGGCACGCCGAGCAAGGCCCTCGCCTTCTGGCATGGCCGCTACCCGCACTGGTACTGAGAGAGGAACCCACCATCACCGACATCACCTTCAGGTCGGACGTCACCGTCGAGCTGGTCAAGGCCAGCGCCAAGGACTCCGACGTCGCCATGGCAGCCCGAGTCAGCACCGTGGGGGGTACCCACGAAGACGTGGTCGACCTGGCCCGCGACAAGGGGCTCATCAACTACCTCATGCGCGACAGGCACGGCTCCCCGTTCGAGCACAACCACTTCGTCTTCTACATCGAGGCCCCGATCTTCGTGGCCCGCGAGTTCTTCCGCCACCGCATCGGCTTCAGCTACAACGAGGAGTCGGGCCGGTACAAGGAGCTCGACCCGGTCTTCTACGTGCCTGCCTCGGACCGCAACCTCGTCCAGGTCGGCAAGCCCGGTGCCTACCGCTTCGAGCCGGGCACCCTCGGCCAGTACATGAGCGTCACGGCCTCCTCGAAGGACGCCTACCGCGCCGCCTGGCAGGCGTACCAGAACCAGCTCGGTGCGGGCGTCGCCCGCGAGGTAGCGCGCAACGTCCTGCCGGTCGGCATCTACACCTCCTTCTACGCGACGTGCAACGCACGCTCCCTGATGAGCTTCCTCAGCCTCCGGACCCAGCGCGAGAACGCGAAGGTTCCGAGCTTCCCTCTCCGGGAGATCGAGATGGTGGCCGACGAGATGGAGGTGGCCTTCATCGACACGATGCCCATCACGCACCTCGCCTTCGAGATGAACGGGCGAGTGGCCCCGTGACCCGAGAGCAGGCCCGAGCCATCGTCGCCAGTCGGCGACAGCTCACCCCACCGTTACCCCTGACCGACGACCAGCTCCGCACCGTCAAGGTGCTACTCGGTCCGGTCCAGCTCCGACGCAAGCCCGTCCGTCTCGCTGCATGACGAAGCCCCCTACCTCACGACTCCGAGGTAGGGGGCTTCTTGCGTTGTGTCAGCGGTCTGCCAGGACCACGCGCTCATGCTCTGGGGTCACGACCTTGCGCGCCTTCGAGGCCGGTCGCAGAGTCACGTCGACCAGAGCCTCCACGATCCCTCGCTGTCGAGCCAGAGACAGGGCCAGGAACTGCGGCCCAACCGCGTCACTGCCTACGTCGAGCCCGGCGAGGAGATCCCCGGTACCAGCCTCAGTCAGGACGGCCTCAGCCTCCTGCATCTCGCTCCGCGCTACGGCGGAAGCCTCGGTGAACTGATCCTCGTCCATCGCTCCGGTTGCCAGGAGCCGGGCGTACGTCTTCAGCGCCTCGCGCCGCTTCTCGATCGTCGCCTTCGCCTCGTCCACTCGATCGTCACCACTCGGTGCCAGCTTGGCCAGGGTGTCCGGGTCGGCAAGCCGGGAGATCACCCACTCCTGGGTCATCAGGTCAGCCGTCGAACGGTCGACGTGGGCATGGGAGTTGCGGCAGGCGTACGTCTGTCGACCTCGCACCGAGCTGGCACGCACGGTCTGCCCGCACACCTCGCATCGAGCGATGGCAGTCAGCAGACTGGCGGCTACGCGCCCCGTCTTCACCGTGCCCTTCCGCCGAGTCGGGTCGGTCAGCTTCTCGACCAGGCGGAGGTGCGTCTCGACGTCCAGGATCGGCTCCCAGTCACCCTGCCCCACGCGCTCCCCGTTGTAGAGCCGGATGCCCGCGTAGCGAGGGTTCACCAGGACGTTGCGCACACCCCGAGCGGACCAGGCGGCCTTGGTCGGACGGTTCCCCTTGTCATGTCCGCGTCGTGCACGGGCGGAGAGTAGTCCGTCCTTCGACCAGGACTCGGCGATGCCGATCATCGACTCCCCGGCAAGGGCTGCCTCGGCTGCGGCTCGAATGGCCTGCGCCTCGATCGTCACCACCTGCCGGTGGTCGTCCGCGTACCCGAAGGGGCGGATGCCCGAGACGTGAGGCTTCCCCTCGGCTGCACGCTGAGCGTTGGCCAGCTTCTGTCGGGCCGACTTGCGCTCGACCTCGGCTCGGGCCACGGCACCGATGATGCGAGCCACCATGCGCCCGACGTCGGTCGTCAGGTCGATGTCTCCGCTCACCGTCGCCACGCCGACGTCGTACTTCAGGCACATCTCGATGAGCTGTTCGAGCTCGGTCATCGAGCGGGTCACGCGGTCCATGTGGTACGCGATCACGTAGTCCACTTCGCCGCGCTCGATCATGCCGAGCACACGTAACCAGGCCGGTCGCTCCAGCCCCTTGGAGGCGCTGATCGAGATGTCCGCCTCGACCGCGACGACGTCCAGTCGCCGGTAGTCTGTGAGGCGTCGACACTCAGCCTCTTGCCGCTGGTTCGACTGCCCCTCGCCTGTGTCGTCGCGGGACACTCGGGTGTAGATGACCGCTCGCTTGCTCACTGCTCTCCCTCCGTAGGTGGTCGACCTCGTAGAGTGAGGCTACACCTTGTGGGCGCATGGCGCACGATGGATCTACAGCGTGTTGCCTGGTCAGACGGACGACGGCCCGCCTACAGGGCTTCTCGGGTGCCACCGAGAACAAGTCCCTGTTGCAACCTGATCGGCGCTGCGACGAGCCGCCGCCATCTCGACGGTAACCCCACTTCACCGACCTACGTCAATGCCATGGTCTCGGCGTAGCTGGGTGCAGGCGTTGAGCAGGCCCCGATACTCCGAGGCTGTCGACGGGAGCGACGCGATCTTCTGTCCGTCCCGGTAGACCCCGAGGTGGGTCTTGCCCTGCCGGATCGTGAAGCCGAGCTCGATCAGTCGACCTTGCAGCTCGCTCCAGGAAGACGGCCAGCGGCTCCCTGAGCCCCCGCTCGAACGCGGGATGGACGGAGACACCGGGACACCCACGATAGGCGTCCCAGTGCCCTCCTCGGCCCGGTCTCGGGGACGTACCCCGACCAGGACGTAGTGCCCTTCCTCTCGGCCCGGCTCCGCGTAGCCCTGCCAGTCTCCACCGGCAAGGCGTAGCCGCGTCTCGAACCCCACGACGGGGGTCACGGTCTCAGGCTCCGAGAGATCCTTCTCCACGTCCGGCCAGTAGGTGCCGCGCTCTCGCATCAGGTCGAGCACTCGGGTCGTGGGGTGGAGCTTCATGCGGTCAGCCCTTCGCTGCCTCGTACTGGTCGATCACTGCCTTCGGGATGCGGCCTGTCGAGCCTACCTCCACCCCGTTCTCCGTAGCCCATGTCCGGACCGCTGCACTGTCGACCTTCTTCGTCGCTCGACGCCGCCGAGTGGGGCGTGATCCATTCACCTTCCGAGCCGCCGCGATGTACGGCTGGAACGCCTTCAACATCCTCCCTTCGTTCTTCTTGTTCAGCTCGATCTCGTAGCTCACTCCATCCACGGCGAAGGACACGGTTCGCGCGTTCCCCGTGCCGTCGATGTCGTCAACCAGATCCACGATCACTCGTTCGTTCTTCATGGCCGACAGGGTACGACAAGAAGCCCCCCAGAACCGAAGTTCCAGGGGGCTTCAAGTTGCCGGTCTCATCCGGCTTGCTGCTTCAGGATCTTGTTCTGCTCCTTCAGCAACTTGTTCGTCTTCTTGGCCGCGCGCTTGGTCTTCCGAGCCGACGCCGCCATGCGTTCCTTGTCGGACTTCCAGTCGACCAGTCCGAACGTCGTAGCGGACATCATCTTGCGGGTAACTCCCACCGTTCCTGCTCCCTTCAGTAGAGGAAGCAGGAACGTACCAGGATCACCGGACAGGGCACGCACCGGATGCGCAGTCCTCGTCCGTCGAGTCCTCCACTCGGGTGAGCTCGTACTGTGCGAACTCCTGAGCCGAGATCCGCTCGTACGGTGCCTGCTCTCGCGTGCCGTCGACCATGATCGTGGTCCCCTTCAGGTGGGGAAGCCAGGACTCGATCACGTCCATCGTCTCGTCCACGTCCAGGCCCTCGGGGACGTTGGCCGTGTAGCTCACGGCGTTGTCCGCGTAGTGGCGCTGGTACATCGCCTGGAAGCTGAGCATCTGGTCCAGCGTGAGCTCATCAGCGGACTCGACCAGCTCCGCCTCGTAGCCCATGTCCTCGACCTCGGCGACCAGCTTGTCCTTCGTCGGGAAGGTGACCACCATCGTGTTCCCCGAGGGGTCGTACACGCAGGCGTCCACGGCGAAGCCCTGACCGAAGAAGCGGTCGACCTGAGCAGCCTGGTCCGGGTCCGAGTAGGAGAAGCGGACTCGACGCAGGTAGGTCCGCCCGTAGATCGGGTGGATGCCCTCCGTCACGCCCGGCATCTTGGCGATCGTGCCAGTCGGCGCGACCGTCGTGACCTTGACCGGCTCCGGGATGCGCAGCTCGAAGGCGTAGTCCCGAGCCTCCTCGCGCACCGTCTCGTACAGCTCCTCCAGGAGCGACGGCATGAACGAGAACGGGGCGACCGAGTAGCGGATGCCCTGCTTCGCGAGGAAGCCCTGCACCCCGAGGTGGCCGACACCGATGCGCCGGTTGCTCGCGAGCTTCGCAGCCTGGCCCGAGTCGTTCACGTCGCCGTAGGTGGCTCGGATCAGGAAGCGGGTGACGAGAGCGTGCGCCTCCTTCAGGCCAGCCTCATCGAACTCCCCGCCCTTCACGGTCGGAGCGAACGCATCGAGGTTGACGTGCCCGAGGTTGCAGTTCTCCCACGCCTCCAGCGCGATCTCGCCGCAGGGGTTGGTCGCGATCACCTCGCCGACCTCGCCCTCGTTCGAGAGGGAGCTGTTCCAGTAGCCCGGCTCCCCGTTCAGGAGCATCCCCTCGACCACGCGACGGTGGACCATGGTCGCGAACTCGGCACCGCCCGGACCGAAGTCATCGAACTTCCGACCGAACAGGTACTCGGTGAAGTCGTCGTCAATCTCGACCGAGATGTTCGTCGTCCAGTGCTTCGAGCCGTCCTTCTTCGAGTCGAGGAAGGGGAAGATGAACGGGTCGTTCCAGGCGCAGATCGCCATGCGGGCCGAACGTCGGACGCCACCGGACACCACGCACTCGGCGATGGCGTGGTCGATCTCCATCGCGTCGAGCGGGTTGAGGTGCTGGTAGTCGACGGTGAAGCCGTTCGTGGTCTCGACCTGCCGGACCTTCGACGCCTCGCTCAGGATCTTGGCGACCTCGATCATCATGCGGGCGAACGGGCCAGGGCCGGACGCCGTACCACCGAACGTCTTCAGGCGACTGCCCTTGCAGCGCACCCGGCTCACGTCGTAGACGCGCTGCTTGTGCTTGACCTCGTCGTCGGTCATGAAGGTGTCGATCAGGTCGACCAGCGCAGCGGCCCAACCCTCACGGGAGTCCTCGACCTCGAAGGCTCCAGCCCAGTTCGAGTCGTACTCGGTGGACACGACGCCCTGCTTGGCCATGTCGGCGTAGTCCTGGTGCATCGGGTCGACCACGATGTGCACCTCCAGTTCACGGCGAGGCGCACCGTAGGGCTTCAGGAAGCGGGTCGAGTAGTTGGCACCGACACCGCCACCCTCCATCAGCCGCATGAAGGTGAACTCGAAGTGCTTGCTCAGCACGCCCGGCTCCCAGCCCGAGACGTGGCAGTTGAACAGGTACTGCCTGCCCTTGACGCCGGACGCCCAGAGGTGGCGACCAGCCGGGAGGATCGCGAACCGCTCCATGTAGGAGGTCAGCTTCTCCGCCTCCTGCGACACTGTCACATCCCAGCCAGCGCGAGGACCGTAGACCAGGGCGAGGTTCCCCTCGACCACACGGGCCACCGTCTCGGGCCAGGTCTCCTTCTCGCCGTTGGCCTTGGTGCGCGAGTACGTCCGCTCGTACACGGTCTGGCCGGTCGGACCGAAGGGGATGTTGGTGTTCGTCACTGAGTGGTTCCTCCTTGAAGTTCGTCTGTCTCTCTCACTGCCGCAAGGCGACAGCCCCGAAGGACTGCCGCCTGCGCACACATGCACACTACCACAACTGTCACACCGGTCGACCGGTGAGCTCACCGAGGACCACGATCACCCGCTTCAGGGTGCCTGCGCTGTACGCAGCCAGGTCGCACAGCGTCCGGATGACCTCTGCCGTCTCCTCGGGCGTCGGCGAAGGGAGCTCCAGGTAGCCGAGGCACTTGACCAGCCGGTCGTCCAGGTAGGGCACAGCCTCCTTGGCTGCCGCGCCCAGCATGTCGAGCTGGCGCTGCTTGCCGTAGCTCGCGAGCTCGTTCTCGGTGTAGGGCCGGGAGTAGACCAGCCCGTCCGAGGCTCGCTCGTAGTAGGTCAGGGTCGCGTCGTCCCAGAACTCGATCAGATCCTCGCGCATCCCTGCCGGGGGAGTGACCGGCACATGGACCGGCATGTCGGGTGGTACTTCGCTCACGCTGCTTCCTCCTTGATGTCGTAGCCGTCCACGTACCGGTCCTGGTTGAGGTAGGCGGCGATCTTCCCGACCGCCCGCTCACACCGTCGCTGGGCCGTGCTCTTGTTGCAGTTCTCCTCGAACGCGATGAACTCGTACGTCCAGTCCAGGCCGTACCGCATCAGCGTGGCGCGAGCCTCCTCCCAGGAGAGTCCGCCCGCGACCGCCCACCTCCATGCCGCGTTCATGTCGGCGAGGTGGGCGTACAGCGTGTTCGCGTGCTTGGGGTTGGCCTTCACCTTCGGCATGTCAGCGTCAGGTGCCGTCTCGTTCTTCACTCCGTAGGCCGAAGCCGGATCGAAGTGGGCTGGCAGAAGCTGCTCCACCAGCGCCCTGTCGTACGCTCCCGGCACTCAGACACCCAGCCCTTCGAGCTTGGTGAGGTTCGCCTCGTAGCTCGTCATCCGGGAGTGGGACCGCTTCGTCGCGGACTGCTTGTTCTTGTCGGTCAGATCCTGGACGAGGCGGGAGTAGAGCAGACCCGGCTCGCCGAACGCAGCTCGCAGGTTCCGGCGCGTGGCCACGAAGACCAGCCCGTCCTGGTAGGCGTCCTCGAACTCCGTCGTCTTGGTGTCGTCGTACTTGTTCGCGATGTGGCGGGCAGCTCGCGAGATGACCTTGTCGATCTCGTTGCCCGGCTCGTACCAGGACCAGTCGGTCGTGGGCGTGGCGACCTCGGTGGTCTCCTCGATCTCGATGAAGTTCATCGGACCACCTCCTTCAGGTTCGTGTTGCCGTCCTTGGTGACGGCGACGATCAGGCCAGGCGCACCGGTCGTGCCCTTGGCGTGCCTCCACCAGGTGCTCTCGCTCTCCATCGCCGGGGGCTGGATGAAGGTGCGGAACCCATCGGTGTCGACGTGTTCGTGGTGCAGGTGGCCAGCCAGCAGAAGGTCGGCCTGGTGGAAGGCGGACGCTCGGTTGAACGCCTGGCCCTTCCAGTAGTCGAAGTGCTTGCCCGGTCGGAACTGGTGACCGTGGACGTGGGCGACGACCGTGCCCGAGCACTCGACCACGACGCTCAGCTCGTCCGTGTCCGGCACGTAGAACTCGACGTGGCCGAACCGCTCAGGGCTCAGGTCAGCCGCGTCCTTCACGGCGATCAGGGACTCGGTGTCGTGGCTGTCGTCGTACCGCGTCACACCCTTGCCGTTGATCCGGACAGCCTCACCGTGGTTGCCAGGTACGGCAGCCATCGTGATCCGATCGGCCATCGGCGCGAACAGGAGCAGCGCGTGCAGCATCACTCGCCGGGTCAGGCGGATCTGCTCGTTCAGCGTGAGCACCGTGCGCCAGGTGTTGGCTCCACCCTGAGAGACGAAGCCCTCGATGTGGTCACCGAGCCAGGCGATGTGGATGTGCCCGATCTCGAAGCGACGCCGGTAGTGCTCGACCAGCGAGGCTGCCTTATTCAGGCAGTCGATGGTTCGTTCGAGCGTTCCCTCCACACCATCGCCGTCGATCTTGCCGAACTGCATGTCGCCGATGGCGACGATGAAGGTGTGATCCCCGCTCGTCTGCGACACTGTCACACCAGAGGCGTAGTTGTCAACGGCGCGGATCAGCTCGTCCAGGTCCAGGGGCTCACCGTCGAGCACCGGGTCACGGCGCTTGAAGGTGTAGCGGTTGCTCACCCCGATCTCACCGTTCGCCATCGTCCACTCGCCAGAGCGGAAGCCGGTAGCGATCCACAGCTCGGGGTCCTCACCCTTCGAGCGGAGGTAGTCCGCAGCCGCGCTCTCGTCCACCTCGTCCGGCAGGCCGCGCACCGTCACCGCAGCGACGTCGCCGGTCACCTCGATCTGCCGGGTGAAGTCCTTGTCGGGGTTGGTCTTCCGAGCAGGGACGCTCGGGCCGACAGGCTTCTTCAGGAGCTCATCCTTCAGAGACACGGTTCAGGCTCCTTCGGTAGGTGCGGATCGTGGATGCGGACACGTCGTGCCCGTACTTGCGCAGCGTGGTCGAGAGCCAGTCGGCGCTGGTCCCTCCGAACAGGTGGTCGAAGAACAGGTCGCGCTCTCGGTCGTTCAGTGCCTGCCAGACGGCTTCGACCTTGGGGAACTTGTCGGTCCCCGGAAGGGGCATCAGCCCTCGCCTCGGTCGAGCTGAGCCACAGCGGCCACAGCCTGAGCGGCCAGGAGGACCAGCGCCAGGCGGACCTCGCTCTTGTCGGTCTGGGAGATCGCGCCGAACACGTCCTCCAGGAGGAGTCCGTCCGCGCCCAGGGTGCCAGCCTCCGCGCGCTCCGCGTTGATCGCGTTCCAGCGGGACTCCTGGTCGGCGAAGTAGTTGCGACCAGCATCGGGGTTCTTGCCGCCCCACAGGGGGAGCGGGGCATCCTGATCCTTCACCGCCTCCTTGACCTCGTTCAGGATCGCGGTGAGCGGGTTGGGCCTGCGGGTCTTCTTCGTCGTCGCCTCGGTCACTCCGAGTCCTCCTTCTTGATCAGTGCGTACAGGGCGTCAGCCCCGCCCTTCAGGTACGTGTCGGTCACGTCGCCGTCTCGCAGGCGCACACCCTTGGCGGAGCGCAGCGAGCGGGTGATCTTCTGCGTGAGCTCGGCCCCCGCGTCGTCCGGGTCACCGAAGACCCAGACTCGGTTGAAGCCAGCGAGCATCCGTCGGTAGTGGTTGCGCCAGCCCTGAGCGCCAGGGACGGCGACTGCGGGGATGCCGATCATGTTCAGTACCATCGCGTCGAACTCGCCCTCGGTGACAGCGATCTCGCTGCCAGCTCGGTGGACGGCACCCACGTTGAACATGCGGGGCGGCTCGTCCTTCATGCCCATGTACTTGCCGTGACCGAAGTCGCGGTGGTTGTGCTCCTGGATGCAGCGGAACCGCATCGAGAGGGGCTTGCCGCTCCGGTCCAGGTAGGGGATCGCGAGGAAGCCTCGGAACCTCTCATGTCCAGGGAACGGATCAGCTACGACGCCAACGCGGTTGGTAACCGCCGCCGTTCGATCCAGCCCGCGACCCACCAGGTACCTTGCGGCTTCCGCCGTAACGGCTGCCTCGTAGCTCGCTGTCGCTTCTTCCAGAGCTTCCCTCTGGGAGGCCGAGAGTGGTTGCAACGGTTCGTGCTCCACGGAAGTCTGTCCCCTCCTTCAACATGATCATCGTGTAACTGTCGCCGCCTTCTCCGCAGGAGTGGCAGCGCCAGAGCCCCTTGTCCGTGTTGTAGGACATCGAGGGTGTGTTGTCTTCGTGCAGTGGGCAGTGGCCCATGCCGGTTGCCCGCTCGGGGTTGAAGTCGACCTCGTAGTGGTCGAGCACCGCCGAGAGCTCGGGCTTGGTGTCGTCGTCGTTGTCCCAGCTCCTGCCCTTCGGCTTGCTGGGCTCTCTCCACTGGATGGCCATCTACACGACCACCTCGTACGCCTCCTCGACGGCGAGAATCAGCGGGAGATCCGACTCCGGGTCAGCGAGGTAGTCAGTCAGGGCGTCGGCCCACTCCAGGAAGTCCTCGAACCCCCGGATCACCGCTCATCACCCAGACCGAAGAACCGCTCGACCGTGGTGATCACGTACGCCTTGCGCCAGGGCTTGCGGTATCCCTTGACGATCACGACGCCGTCGACCAGCTCGGGGTCCAGGCCCCGGTGGGAGGCGTAGTGCCCGACCTCGGTCTCCATCTCGCGGACGAAGGTGTTGGCGTCCATCTTGGCGTTCTTCGCCTCGATGACCCAGGTCTTCCCGTTCCAGGCACGGATGACCAGGTCACCCTCGTCCTCGCTACCGTTCAGGTGCAGGTGCTCGATGTCGAAGCCGTGGGAGCGGAACTTGTTCTTCAGCTCGTTCTCCCACTCGGCCCCCTTCTTCTTGTTCCTGACAGGGTTACTCACACTGTCACACTCCCTTCAGAGAGAGGGCCACCTTCCGGTGGCCTCCCCCGTTCGTTGTGCTCACACTACCACACATGTCAGCCGAGGCCCAGCTTCTCCAGCGCCGTAGTCGGCGACCAGCCGGTGGTCGGTGCGGGCGTGTTGGGCTGGCTCGTCTTGGCCATGACCTCCAGCTTCGAGAAGCGGGTCACGTCCGGGTGGCAGCGCATCATGGCGTAGCTGCGGGCGGTCGGGTCGCAAGGACCCATGCGCTGCTTGACGCAGGCGACTCGGTACTCCAGCGACGTCGGGTCGAGAGCCACCGTCAGCGAGAGCTCGGGCTTCTCGGAGAGGCCACCCTTCACCTGGTCACGGGACGGGGGAGCCCACGGGTCGCTCTTGGCTTCCCAGCTCTTGTCGCTCGCGTGGTGGAGGATGATGACCGTCGCGCCGGTAGCGCGGGCCAGCTCGGTCGCGTTGGACATGACCGCCATCTGCTCGGTGTAGTCCGACTCCGCGCCCTCGAAGTCCATCAGGTTGTCGAACACGATCACCTCGGGGTAGGCGTCCCAGAGCTCGACGTACGCCTCCAGCTCCTCATCGACGGCACGCCAGGTGATGGGCGATCCGAAGGAGAAGGTGATGTTCGAGGAGGCCAGCGCGTCCAGGTACGCCTGCCGGTGCTTGCCGCCCTGCGCCATGCCAGCCTCGACCATCTCGGTCGTGTCGCCAGTCGCCATCGAGGCGAGGCGCGAGGACGCCGTGAAGGCGCTCATGTCAGCGGAGAAGTACAGGGAGGGCAGGTTCATCGACGCCACCCAGAACAGAGCGAAGCCGGACTTCTGCGTGCCGGACCGACCGGCGATCATGATGACCTCGCCGTGACGGGGTCGCACGCCCTTCTGGTACAGGGCCTCGAACGCCTCGACACGGGGGAGCTCTCGTCCCGACTCCGCGTGAAGCGACAGGGACCTTCCAGGGGTGAGCACTACTTGTCTCCTCTCACGACCACGCGCTCGATTCCAACGGCGGTGATCAGGGTCTGGCAGGCCGGGCACGGCTTGCGGGTCACGTACAGGGTCGAGCCCTTCAGCTCGTCCGGGTGGATGCCCTTGTCCAGGGCGTCTCGGATGGCGTTGCGCTCAGCGTGGTCGGCTGCGCAGTTGGCGTAGTCGCTGTTCGCGGCGACCTCCTTGTAGGAGAGCCGTCCTCGCGGGCAGTTGCCTGCCGTCGCACAGCCGGGGATGCCGGGCATCAGGCCGTTGTAGCCGACGCCCAGGATGCGCTTGCGCTGGTTCAGGATCAGGGCCCCCACCTGGGAGCGCGTGCAGTCAGCCATGGTGGCCACTTCGGCAGCGATGCCCAGTGCCCACTCGTCTCGATCAGGTCTCACTCGACCTCCTCTCTCACTGCCCCAAGGGGACCGCCCGGATGGACGGCCCCCGTAGGTGCTCACACTGTCACACGTCAGTCGAAGTCAGGCGCAGCGTCCAGCGCCGCGTTGACCTCCGCCTCGCGCTTCGTGGCGTAGTCGATGACCTTCTGCTGCGCGGCGCGCTCGGCCTGACGCCACACCCACGCGGGGTAGGCACCCGGCTTCTTCGCCGGGATCTGCGCCAGGGTCACGATGGTCGCGCCACCGACGATGGCCTCCAGGTCGCGGGCGAGCACGGTCTGCTCGATGCGCTGACCCTTGGCGATCTCCGGGCGACCGGCGTCCAGGTCGGCCTGCGTCTTGAAGACGGACACGTCCGCGAGGACCGAGTCCTTCGGGCCGTTCGGGGTCGGGCGCTGCCTGTCGAAGGACTTGACCTCGATGAGGATCGCGACCGCGTCCACGTTGTCCTTCGGCTTGAACCAGCCGCCGCCCTGGGTGGGGATGTCCATGAAGTTGAGAGCCACTGTGAAGTCTCCGTTCGTCTGTGAGTCGATGCTCAGGTGTCTGTTGATGTAGTTGCTGAGAGTGGAGCGGTAGGTGTTACGCGGCAGACAGGGCCTTGCCCTTGGCCTTCCACGCAGCCATCACGCTCGGGTCGGAGAAGAAGGACTGGTTCTCAGCCCAGAGTCGCTTCAGCGAGGCGACGTCCGTCTGCTTCTCGATCTCGCCCAGGATGTAGGCGTTGGGGTCCTCCGCCTCGGGCTGCGGTGCAGCCGGGGGAGAGCTCGGGGTGCTACCAGCCGCAGCCCACGGGTCACCCTGCGGTGCCGTCTGGGCCGGGGGAGCTGCCGCCTCGGAGGGCGGGATGATGGTTCCTCCCAGGAATCGGGCGATGTTGCCCTTGCCGTGAGCCAGGCTGGTCATCTCGACCACCAGCTCGCTGAGCGTCAGCTCAGTCACACTGTCACGCTGGACTCCGAAGTAGGAGATGATGTCCTCGCGGACCTCGTCCGGGCTTCCCTTGAAGACCGCCCAGGTCTCCTCGTAGCCCTTGCCGTACTTGATGGTGACGGTCAGTTCCCTCACGCGGTGTAGCTCCTCTCGTTGTTCTCTCTGTCTTGGTACAAGTTACACGATCCGGGGCGGTGTGTCAACCCCGGTCCGGCGACTTGCGCCCTTCAGTTCGTCGCTCCCGCGTCGCTCTGACTTGATACAAGTTACACACTCTGGCTCGAAGAAGCAAGCTCGTTCTCCGTGACCTGCGTCACGAACGGCTTCATCGCTCCTCGGGTCGAGCGCGCCTTGCGGATCTGAAGCGCGAGCTGGGCCAGAGCCCACCCGATGTTCAGGTCCACCCAGTACAGGGTGCACTCGCCCGTGCCCGCAGGCAGGTGGACGATGATGCCCCAGTCCTGGTTCACCGGGGGAAGCGGGCTGTACGCCTTCTCCGCCTCGGCTGCGTCGACCGCCACCTTCTTCCATGCGGCCAGGGCCTTCTTGTCCTGGTGGTCCACGGGGAAGTGGGTGTGGTCGTACTTCTCTCCTCGCGAGTAGATCGCGAGCTGGCTCGCCATCTTCAGCGCGCCGTACTCGACGGACCCAGTCTTCAGGTCGCCGATGAACAGGCCCGAGATGGGCTTGCCGTCCGGGCCAGGCCCGTCGTACTCGTAGGTGCGGTCGAAGGTCCCACCCACGCTGAGCTCGTTCACCACGACGAACTGCTCGACGGCGTGAACCTTCAGCACCGACGTGGTGAGCATGTACGCCATCATGTCCTCGACGTCCACCTTGGGCGTGCCGAACGGAAGCGGCTCACCACGGTCGACGTACTCGCTCAGCGTGTGGAGGTGGGTTCCCTTCTCACGCTTGTCGTTCGCGCCGCTGATGTCGACGGCCCGCTCAGCGAGACCGTCCAGCTTGCGCTTGTCGTCCTTGTCGTTCGGGTCGAGCTCACGGATGGCGTCGAGCAGGGCCGGGTTCTTGGCCAGCCCCACTCCCACCATGCGCTTCCCCCAGTTGATCAGGTTCGACTTGTCCTCGATGCAGTCGATGAACGTCGTCGTCCTGGTGTGCCCGACCGGCTTGCCGCCAGCCTTCGGCACGATGAGCGGACGGTCCCAGCCGTCACGCGGCACCGAGTTGTTCGGGTGCGCCTTGTTCGGGATCTCCATGAAGTTCAGGGTCACTCGGTACTTCCTCCAAGCTGTCGTCCAACGGGGTCACCGTCAGCGCGTCCACCTCGGCAAGGAGCTCCCGGACCATCTCCGCCTCGGCCACTTCAACTGGCACGATCGGCGTCAGGTAGATCCGGGTGATCCCTCCAGGAAGGAAGTCCACATCACACTCCGAGTACGGCATGAGCTCCAAGCCCCACCACTCCGCCTGCTGCAACACCGCGTTCATCCTGCTCGGCGAGTAGCCGAAGGTGGCGTCGATGTGGAAGTCGAAGTTCTCCAGGTCGAAGACGAACTCGATGGTGCCGTCTTCGGTGATGAAGCTGTACGGATCGCCGTGCGCCCTGTTCATCGCGGGCAGGACGTGTCGGTACGGCATGGTGCGCGGTTCTCCTCCGGTGCTGTGCAACTTGTGTCGCGCTGACAGAGAGGAAGGTAGCACCATCCCTGCAAGGTGTGCAAGTTGCGTCATGTACTTGTACTGCTCTTGCCGTGGCACCGGATCGAGCGAGAGAACGATAACAGACAGTTCAACTACTTGTTGACGAGGGGTGGGTGACGCTACTCACCAGTACGCAGAAGGGGCGGACCCCCCGACTTGCAGGAGATCCGCCCCTCGGGAGCGTGGGTGTGTGGTCAGTCGGCAGCCTTCAGCCGGGTGGTCTTCTTGGGCTTGTGTACGAGGTCCCCGTCGCCCTCCTGGCGGGGGATGTAGAAGAAGCCCTCCTCGGTGTCCGGGTCGTAGTGCACGACGGCGTTCTGATCCTGGAGCATCTGCTTCCAGGCACCGAGGCGAGTGGCCTCCAGCTCGCTGAGCGCAGCCTCGCCCTTCTCTCGCCGACGAGCCTCGACGCGGAGCATCCCGACCGGGTACAGCCAGCGGTGCTCGGGCTTGATCTGCCAGGGGATCAGTTCGTCGTTACGGGTGATCCGGCGCTGTAACCCACGCCGACGACGGAAGTTCCCCCACAGGGACGGGACCGTCTCGATGTTGTACTTGCGCCGGTACTCCTCGACCATCCACTGGTAGGTCTTGCCCTCCTCGAACCAGCGGATGACCTCGCCCTCGTCCTGGATCTTGCGTGCTCCCATGTTCCTGCCTCTCTGTGTCCACCTTCCGGTTACTGTGAGACACAGACTTGCACACGGAGTGTGACAATGCAAGCAACTTCGTGTAGGTTGCATCCACCCAGCAAGTCACCCACACAGTGAAGGAGTTACACACATGGCCCAGATCCAGCTCACCGTCTGCGACGTCGACAAGACCGAGCTCGGCAAGGAGACCCAGCACTACACGATCAACACGCCGGGCGGTCGCTCGGAGCTCGACCTCTGTGTCGACCACGCCAAGCCGATCGAGGCGATCCTGGAGCAGGTGTACGGCGGGAAGGTTCCCCACCCGAACGCACCGGCCAAGAAGACGGCGGCGAAGAAGACGACCACGCCTCGCCGCACCCGTGGTGCCAAGGTCGTCAGCCTGGAGGAGATCGAGCGCATGAAGGCCGAGCAGTCGTGAGGCCAGGCAGAGACGACAGAAGACCCCCACTCAGCACGTAGCTGGTGGGGGTCTTCTGCGTTACGGGGTCAGGCGAGCTCGACGTCGTTCTCGGGAAGGCCGTCCTCGGGGAACTCCTCCTCGCCGGTCGAGCCGTTCGGCTGGGCGTAGATGCCCAGGGCGGTGAGCACCTGGACAGCCGCAGCCACCTTCGGCTCGTCGCCGTAGAACATCACGGCGATGCTGGCCAGGGCACCGAGCAGGCCGACGATGGCCTTCGCGTAGGGCCTCGCCTTGGTGGGGAGCAGGGGCAGGATCAGGGTCACGGGCGACTCCTTGGTTCGGATGGAGGGGAGGGAGTGCTTGCCGGTCATCGCCGACCGCACTGCTTCTGGAGGGCGATGTAGCCCGAGGGGCCGAGTCGGGTGTCCCGACGTAGTCCGTAGTTCTTGAACTTCGGGTTCCGCTCATGCCAGGCGGCGACAGCCGCCTCGGTCGCCGGACCGTAGAAGTCGGTCACCGCGCCGGGGATCTTGTAGCCCAGCTTCAGGAGGAGCTGCTGGATGTCCTTGACCTGGACGTGCCGGACGCCGGGCTTCACCGCGTCGGAGAGCTTGTAGATCTTCGAGGCAGGCTTGACCGCAGGCTTGGCCCCGGTGGCAGTCCCGCTCGGGAGCTTCAGCTTCTGGCCGACGACGATGGTGTACGGGGCCTTCAGCCCGTTGACCCGAGCGATCTCCGACCACTTGATCTTCAGCCGCTCACCGATCAGGGAGAGCGTGTCGCCCGCCTTCACGACGTAGGTGCCGGTCGCGGGCTTGGCGGGAGCGGGCTTGCTCGGAGCCGGGGCGGGAGCAGCCTTCACGGGCATCCCAGCCTTGACCCAGGCGTACAGCTTGGGGCCGGGGCAGGCGGTCGCGATGCCGTCCTTGTGGCCCTTCTTCGCCAGGGTTCGACCGGTCTTCCTGCACGCCTCGTCGTAGAGCGCGCGGCACGCGGCGAGAGCCTTCTCGCTGGGCTCCTGGTCCCCACCGATGGCGATCTGGACACCGATGCCGGACGTGTTGTGGTTGGGGCAGTGCGCCCCGACGAGATCCCAGCCACGGCCCTCGTAGATGTTGCCGTCCTGGTCGACCACGAAGTTGTAGCCGATGCCGGACCAGCCGTTCCCGAGGTGGATGTTCTCGATCGCCTTCGGGATCGCGCTGCCCTTGCGACCGACCGGGTGAGCTCCGTCGTAGTGGACGAAGAACTCAGTGCGCTTCGAGAGCGGGGCGGTGTACGGCGTGCTGGTCCAGGGCTTCGCGCCCCAGGCTGCACGGGAGATGATCTTGACGGACAAGAGTGGGTACCTCCTTGGGTACGGCGAAGGCCCCAGCTCGATGTGAGCCAGGGCCTTCGCGGGGTTGGGTTACTGCTTGACGGTGATGCTCAGGTGGTGGTCGAGCCGGTCGCTCACAGCCAGGCGCTCGACGCGCTCCTGGCGGAGGTCTTCGCGGAGACCACCGATCTCCTTGCCGTGCTGTCGCAGGACGTCGAGAACTTCCCGAACGTCGTCATGGAGGCGGTCCATGTCGTCTCGGAGGTTCGTGCTGTGGGAGTTGGCGACCTGATCGCGAGCGATCTGCGCGTTCTCCTGCACCTCCGACAGGGCCTTGTGGTTGCGTCGAAGCATCTCGACAACCACGCCGATGAGGGTCACAAGGATCGTGCCTCCGGTGGTTACGAGCGCCACCTGCACGGTGGGCTCGGTGCTCACTTGCCGACCTCAGCTTCGAGCCGAGCGAGCCGAGCTTCGAGGTCATTGATCTTCTGCTCCTGGCGCTTGACCACGGGGAGGAGCGCGACGCCGAGAAGGTCGTAGCGCAGTCCGTCGATCTCGCCGTCGAGGTAGTTGACGATCCAGGGCAGGTGCTGCGCTACCTCCTCTGCGATCAGGCCGACCTCGTCCTTGTTGCCTTCCTCGCCGTCGACCGGCTTGCGGTCGTAGACGCGGGGCTCCAGTGCGAGCACGTCAGCCGGGTTGATGTCGAAGTCCCGGACGTTCTCCTTGAACTTGATCGAGGAGGTGTTGCGGCAGAAGCCGCCGTCACCACGGACCCACACCGCGTAGTAGGTGCCGGACCCGGAGACGCCGCGAGCGTGCGGCTGCTTCGAGCCGTTCGCCCAGGAGATCGTGTCGCCGGACTCCAGGTACTGGCCGTGGTAGTGGGTGCTCGCGGCGAACGAAGGCTCGCCCGAGATCTGCGACCAGGTGTGCGTGTGGGTCGACGGCGCGAACGTGGTCGGCTTCCCGGTGATGCTGTTCCAGTCGTGAGCGTGCGTGCTCGGCGGGTACGTGGTCGGCTTGTTGGTGATGTCGGTCGCGAAGTCGTGGGTGTGCGCAGACGGGGTGAAGCTGCCGGGCTTGTTGCTCAGCGAGCTCCAGTCGACGGACTGCACCAGGTTCGTCCAGGCGCTGCCGTTCCAGAACTCCCATGCCAGCGTGTCGGTGTTGAAGCCGAGACGCCCGACGCGGGCAGAGGTGGGACGCAGCGCGGTCGACCAGCTACCCACGCGGGAGCCGACGTAGCGACGCTGGTCGACCACCGACGCAGCCGAGATCGAGGTGACGCTCGCGCCGACCGTGACGTTCGCCAGGACCATCTCGTAGATGCCGGTGTCGGTCTGGGTCAGAGCCGGGATGCCTCCGCCAGCCGTGCCCTTGACGACCGCCAGCACGATGCTGTTCGCAGCCGGGTCGAGTCGAAGGACGACGCGGTCAGTTCGAGCCGCCGTGTCGGCAGCCGCGATGGTCACGGTGGCGATCGAGTCGTTGTTGTAGAAGTGGCCGCGCACGATGGCTGCGCCGATGGCGACCGACAGGTTCATGCTGGTTCCAGCCGACGTGACCTTCAGGGTCGAGCTGTCGGAGGAGCCGACGACGCCAGAGTCCTGGAGCTCCTTGAAGTACGCGCTGTACTGGGACTCACTGACGCTCTGAGCGTCGAACGGGTAGGAGGTCTGTGCCACTGATGGGGGTCCTTCCTGGGAAGCGGAAGACCCCCCGAGCCAGAGGCGTCGAGGGGTCGAGAAGTTGTGGGACTGCTACGCGGGGCCGACGTCTTCGATGCCGAGCGTGGCGCTGGCAGAAGGCAGGTACCGGACCATGCCGTACGTCGTGTGTGGGCTCCGGTAGGCGAACAGGCTGATGCCCACGGTGATCAGTCCTGCCGGGGGGTTGACGATGTACCACTCACACATGAGGCCCATCGAGGTGACCGAGTCGTCATCGAAGGTCGTGGTGTAGAAGTTGCCGACCGACTGGCTGGCTGTGGTCACTGTCGCCCCAGCGGCCCACCGACAGTAGGTGATCGCACCCTGCTTGGCGTAGCGGATCGTGGAGTTGGTGTTGTCTCCAGCTCCATCCGTGTCAACGGACGGCATCCGCATGACGACCTTGTAGGAGCGGTTCGCCTGAGCGGTGAACTGCTGGGTGTAGATCATGGTCTCGGTGTTGCCGACGTAGGCCGACGTGCCGAGCATCTGGATCGGGGCGACGAGCCCTCGCGCGAAGTTCGGCGACGAGGGTGGGGGGTAGATGGCTGCACCCATGTGGGGGAGTGGGCTCCTTCGGTTGCGCTGTACGTGAGTAGGTCTGGGCTACAGGAGGTTCGGCGTGGGGTAGCCGCCGATGTCCTCGATCTGGAGCGACGTCGTGTTGCCGCCCAGGGTGAGGACTCGAACGGAGCCGTAGGTGGCCGCAGCCTTCGTGGCCTTCATGGTGATGGCGACACTGAGCGGTCCGGGAGTCAGCGACGCCGACCCGATGAACCACTGATGGCAGGCACCGGAGCCGAACATCGAGTCGTCGTCGTAGACGCTCTGGTAGAACGCGCCCATGTCGGTGCTGGTCACCGTGGCGTCAGTGCCGTAGGCCCAACGGGCTCGGAACGTGCATGAGTTCTTCGCGCCATGGTCAGCGGTCGTGGCCACGTCAGCCACTGCGTCCGCATCGACTGCGGCCACGTTCAGGGTCACCCTGTAGAGGCGACCGGGTGCAGCGGTGTACGTCGCGAGCCAGGCTCTGGTCTCGGTGTCACCGACGTACGCGGTCGAACCCACGGTGTTGTAGTAGACGATGCCCAGCGGGCGGGTCTTGTCGATCGGGGGCGGGTACAGGCCAGCTCCCATGGATGAACTCCCTTCTGTCACAAGGGGTTACGCCAGTGCCGCCCAGAAGCGGTTCGCTCCGTTCTCGATGGAACTGGTCGTGATGGACGCGGGTGACGCGGTCAGCGAGGTACCGCTGATCACGCCGAACCGCTTGACTGCCGACGTGCTGTACCCGAACACGTTGGGCGGAGCGCCCGCGCTGTTCTCGTACTGGAGGAGCATCGGGCCGTCGCCGGTCGTGGTGTTGTAGATGAAGCGCCAGGCGATGTAGTAGACGCCCGCCACTGCGGTGTACGTGGCCGTCAGCGGTGCAGAGGAGAGGCCACCACCGGAGCCGTGCTGCTCGGCAGGCTCGTACGTCGCCGTCGACAGGTCGCCGCTCGTAGCGACGCGCGTGCCCGAGGAGTTGTAGAGCGCAGCCCAGGAGCCCGTCTGGAGTCCTCCCGCGTACCCGAGGAAGTGCCAGCACAGCCGGTTGATGAGCTGCGCCTCACGCAGCCTCACAGCCGTGATGCGGATGCCGGTGGTACCCGTGAAGGCGCCGTTCGACTGGCAGACGACAGGGTCCGAGGACCACGCCTTCAGGCCCAGGTCTTCGGGCAGCCACTCGTCAGCTCGCGGTTGAACCTCCCACTGCTGAGGTCCGCCTGGCGTGGCGTTGGTGCCTCGCTGGACGTACAGCCTGCCGGTCTTCGAGTAGAGCTTCGGACCGAGGCTGGAGGTGATCGGGTCAGCGGCCTGAGAGACGATGCCGATACCGCCACCGTCGACCGTCAGCCGAGCTCCGTTCATGGGCTGCGTCGAGCCGACGACCGAGCTACCCGAGGACCGCTCACCGTAGAAGTGGACGGTCTTGTCGGCCTCGGCGTCGGAGTACGACTGGATCATGAAGTTCGAGCCAGCGTCCGAGCCGGTCTCCTGGGAGCCGCTGACTGCGAACATCCACCGCTTCTTGTTCAGCTTGCGCAGAGCCACGATGCCGTAGTTCGTAGGCGCGGTGGCGTTGATGACCATGAAGTCGTTCAGCGTCGCGTTGTTCGGGTCGACGGCACCGATGTCGGTGGGCGTCAGAGCGACGTTGCCGTTCGCGTCAGGCAGCTTGGTGTTGATGGACTTGACCGTGCCGGTCCCGGCTCCACCCTCGCCGACCGTGACGACCGTGCCGTCCGGCTTGCGGTACTTCAGCGAGCCAGCCTCGGAGTAGATGACCACGCCCGAGGTGGGGTTGGTCGACGGCAACGTGACGGCGTCGTCCAGTCCGATCATGGGACCAGAGCCACCACCGAAGTCCGTGGACGTCGAGCCCACCTGGATGCCGCCGACCGCGTACATCGCACCCTGGGCGACGAAGTTACCGTTCGCGCCGATGCGGGAGATGATCGAGCCGGACGGGTTCTTCCACTCCTGGATGTTGTTGGTGCCGTTGCCCTTCAGTGCCACGTTGACGCCGGACACCTCGCCGGTCAGCGGGATGCCGCCAGCCGGACCAGCCGGACCGACATCGCCAGTGTCACCCTTGTCGCCCTTGTCGCCCTGCGGTCCAGTGTCGCCCTTCTGGGCCACCATCGCGTAGTGCCCAGTGGCCACATCCGGGTAGCCAGGAGACGTCGTGCTGGACGTGTGCGCGGTCGTGACGCGGTAGGTGGACCCGTTGTACCGGGCCATGTCGTTGACGGCGTAGGCGACGCCTGCGGCCCAGCCACCCCGGAAGGTGAGTGAGGTACCGGCAGGACCCTGGGCTCCAGTGTCACCCTTGACGCCCTGCGGGCCTTCAGGCCCCTGGGGACCAGCGACACCTTGGATGCCCTGGATGCCCTGGATGCCTTGCGGTCCACGGATGTTGCCGATCGGGCTACCCCAACCGGAGGCGCTGCGCTGCCACATGTCGCCCGTGTCGGTGCGGATGAGGATGTCGCCCGGCTTGGTGTCGGTGCTCGAAGTGGAGGCGTTGTTCAGGTAGATCTTCGATCCACCGAGGGTGTTGCCGACAACCGCCCACGCGCCAGCCGCCTTCTGGTAGATGGTCCACGTCGTGGAGGTGACACCCAGGAACGTCCGGGTGTCCTCCATGAAGTACCAGTCACCGTCGATGCCGACGCTCGATGCTGGCACCGTGGTGCCGGTCAGGATCGAGGAGCCCTTGTCGCCCTTCAGGCCCTGAGCTCCGGGAGCTCCAGTGAGGCCGGAGACTTCAGGAGCCGGGACTACGTTGAAGCCCATCAGGCGCTCACCTCCACTCCTGCGATGTGTACCGCGCAAGTCGTCGTGCTGCCCTGGACCTTGATGGTGCCTGCGGCATCCATCGGCTGAGCGATGTCCAGGGTGAAGATGCCGTTACCGGGGACGCTCATCGTCGGGACGAGGATCACGCCGCTGACGTAGATCAGGACGGTTGCCGGTGTGGTCGAGGAGTTGGCGACGACGATGTTCGTGACGATCGTCGTGCCAGGGTTGGGTGCTTGGTAGACCTGCACCAGAGAGGTCGTCGTGTTGCCCCGGAACAGGGCCTTCGGCGTGTTCGCCATGCGTCACCACACTCCCATGATGCGAAGGATCTGATCGTCTGTAGAGACGCCACCACCACCGGAACTGTTGCGCTCCAACTGACTCAGGCGGGTCTCGGTGTTGGTCACACGCTGCGCGTAGGCAGCCGATGCGTTGAAGCCGGTGGCGTCACCGAGCTCGACGCCGATCTTGAAGCCCTCCTCGGTCGCCTTCAGGATCATGCCGGTGACAGTGGCCACCAGCTCCTGGTCGTTGACGACGACAGAGACGACGTCGCCCAGGCCCCACTCGACACCGAAGCGCATCTCGGTGTCCTCCATCGGGACCGCCTGGACGGCGACCGCAGTGAAGCCCTTCTCGGCCAGGGTCTCCAGGCCGGACTGGTCGAGCTGGTCGTCCTCGGACTGATCGCGCCGGTCCTGGAAGACCTCGATGCGCCGACCCCAGTCCGCCTCCGCCGCAAGGGACTCGGAGGTCGTGACGTCGCGGAAGGTGCGATCCTCCTGCTCACCCTGGCCAGCCACGATGACGTGGGTTGCAGCCGGGGGAGAGATGGCGACGCGCTGACCCGCGAGGGTGTTGTTCATGACGTCGAGCCGGATGGTGCTCGCACGGTTGACGATCTGGTACGTCTCGAAGACGAGGTTCGCGTCCCGCTGGACCACTCGGAATCCGAGGCCGTCCACGACGGCGATCTCGGTGAGCAGGTTGCCCAGGACGGGGAAGCGGGCCTTCTTGGTCATGACCGTGCCGCGCGCCAGGTTGGTGCCCATGATGAGCCCAGCCTTGCGTCGAGCTGTCGGGGCACTCGGCCCCAGGTTGGCGTTGACGTAGGCGTGGAGCAGCGTCTCAGCCGGGCCGGTACGCACGTCGTGCGAGAGGGTCTGGGTGGTCGGGTTGACGTTGGTCGGGTCGGGGAACGCCAGCATGTCCGAGAGGACGCAGGTGTCGGAGATCCCCTCGAAGACCACGGAGCCACCGGGGTCTTCGGGCGTGGCCGCGAACTCATGCTTCGAGGTCGGGCCACTCATCAGGATGTCGGTCGGGCCGGTGATGATCACGCCGGAACCTGGAGTACGCAGAGCGTTGACGAGCGGGTGCTCGACAGCCAGCGTGAGCTTCCAGGTTCCGACGTTGTTGAACTGGTCTTCCAGTTCGAGCACCAGCTCCTCGGGGCGGATGGCACCGACGCGGTTCAGCGTCTTGTCCCGCACCTCGACCGTCAGGTCGCGGAGCTTCACAGGATCAGATCACCATCCACTTCCGAGGCTTGTACTGCACCGTGATCTTCGATGCAGAGGTGGCGTTCAGGAGGCTCACCGTGCAGGTCGCGACCCCAGGCTCGATGGCCCAGAAGCGCGGAGCGGCGGCGAGAAGGGCGTACTGGTTCGAGCCGTCCTCGCGCTTCACCGTGCCGCGCTGCGTGTCCACGATCAGCTTCTGGCTGGCCGTGAGGGTGCCCTTCCAGTGCAGCGTCTCGCCCGTGGGGGAGATCGCCTTGAAGTTGTCGCCCGGACCGAAGACGGTCCAGACGGGGTAGGACGCGACGTCGCCCGTGTTCTCCAGGGTGATGTCACCGATCGCCTGCGAGGAGGAGACGGGCATCGCCATGAAGCTGGAGACGAACGCAGACGCGGCGCTTCCGCCACCGATCTGCTGAGTCGTGACCTGAGACGACGTCCAGTACGGGTCACCCGCGCGGAGCGTGATCACCGTCTGGACGTCCTTGTAGCCGGTGGTGTCGTTGCCGTAGCTGTACTCGCCACCTCCGATGCGGACGACCTCGGTGGACCAGTCGGTCCCGTCGTCCTCGATCAGCCGAAGGGTGCACGGACCGGCCAGCATCAGAGCCAGCCGGGACGTGATCCGCTTCAGGTCTTCTCGGTTCCGCCCGACGATGTCGAGGGGAATGTCGATGTCTCGGGGGAGAGTGCGCGAGCGACGGAACGTAGCCCCGTCACCCGCGCCTTCCAGCCACTGGACGGACACGGGGGGCAGGCCCAGACCGGTTACCCCAGTCGTAGCCTGCACCCCCGTTCCATTCTCCTCGATCCCGTTGAGGGACAAGGAGTCCAGGGCGTTCTCCAGAAGGAGCTTCGCCATCGTTACCAGCCCACCATCCTTGCTCGGTTCGACGCGGCGAACAGGTCTTCCTCAGAGTTGAGGGAGGACCCCGGAGCCGCGTAGTAGTTGAGTACCTTCGTGACACCGCCCGCCGCGTTGCCGTCGACCGCCGAAGCGACCGCCGACGAGACGTCGAGCTGAGCCACCTCGGGCGGCTGGATGTCGTAGCCAGAGACGTCGAGCGCCATGGCCTTCATGGACGAGAGGACCCCGGAGCGACCCTTGTCGAGTCCTCCTGCCAGGCCCTTGCCGACCCAGACGCCGATCGCCTTCATCACCCGCGAGGGGGACTTGATCTTCAGCGCCTTCTTGATCGCGTCGGTCATCGACTTGGCGATCTTCAGCATCTGGTTCTCGATGGCACTGGCCTGCTTCTCCAGTCCCTTGACGAGCCCTTCCGCCATGTGGATGCCGTTGTCGAACATGACCTCGGACGCGGTCTTGCCGACCTTGCCAGCGGCCTCAGCGAGCTGCTTCTCCAGCGCGTTGACCTGGTCGACGCCCGCCTTGCCCGCGTTGGCCAGAGCCTCAGCCGCAGCCATGCCAGCCTCGGGGCCAGCCTGAGCGAGCTGGTCGAACATCTCCTGGTTCAGGCCCAGGGACTTCAGCTTCTTCAGGACGTCGGCGAAGTGACGAGCCTGCTCGACCTGCATCTTCAGCGAGGTGATGATGCCGGTGAAGCCGCCCTCCATGTTCGTGACGTTGGCGTTGTCGATGATCCGCTGCGCGATGCTTGCGGCGTAGTCGGCCTTGGCCTTCTTCAGATCCGCGAGCTTCTTCTGCGCGTCGTCCAGCTTCTTGGCCAGCGTCTCGTAGCTGCTGAGCAGCTTGGTGAGCGCCTTCTGGTCCTTCTTCAGCCGGTCGGTCAGACCCTTGCTGAGCTTGGCCTTGCCGATCTGGTCAGTCAGGCCACCGAGGACCTTCTTGACGTTGTCGAACTGCGACTCCAGGCCCTTGATCAGACCGGTGATGATCGCCTTGCCCGCGCCGTACAGAAGGACCTTGTCCTTGGGGAGAGGACCCTTCCAGTCGGGGATCATGTCGGTCAGGCCCTTGAGCTTCGACTTGACCTTGCCGATCATTCCGGAGATGCCGTCGATCAGACCCTGGACGATCTGCTTGCCCGCGTTGAGCAGGAGCGAGCCCAGGTTCCCGAGCGCGGCCTTGGCCTTGCCGGGGATGCCGCCGATCGCGGTGATGGCCTTGCCGATCCATGAAGCGATCGACGTCATCAGGCTGTTGAAGGCGCTGGTGAACGTCGTGCGGATCGAGGTCCAGCCTCGCGAGAAGAAGCCACCGATGGAGGACATGCAGCGGGAGACGGCACCAGTGATGGCACCGACGAAGCTGCTGAACCCTCCGGTGATCGCCGACCATGCCGACTTGCCGAAGTTGACGACCGCCTGCCAGCCAGCCTTGAAGGCTGCGCCGATCGACTTCATCACCTTGGTCGCAGTGCCCAGCACACCCACCGAGAGGAAGGTGCGGAACGCTCCGAGGATGATGTCCCACAGGCCCTTCAGGAACGTCCAGAGTCCGTTCCACGCCTGCTTCAGGCCGTCGAGCGCCATGCCGAAGTCGCCAGTGAACAGGCCGACGATGATGCCGATCGCGATCTTGATGACGCCAACGATCAGGTCCCAGGCCCCCTTGAAGACCTCGACCAGTCCTTCGATGACCAGAGCCACACCGTTGACCGCAGCCACCAGCGAGTCCGCGAGGACCGCGATGATGAACTGGAGCACCGGCACCAGGATCGGCATCAGGAAGTTGACTACTGCGAGTAGCGCATCGAGCACAGGCTGGATGGCTTCGAGCAGTCGCTTCAGCGCATCCGCCAGCTTGGGCAGGAAGTCCTGGATGATGCCCGAGAGCATCGGCAGGAGAGGAGCGATGACTGCCGTGATGATCTTCAGTGCCGTCTCGATGATCGGCTTCAGGGCCTCCAGCACAACGCCGAAGGCAGCCGCGAGGACGGGCAGGATCGGAGCCAGGGCCTCGACCAGTGCAGCCACCAGAGGAGCGATGGCAGCGAAGATCATCGCGAACAGCTCGGCGATGATCGGGAGGATCGGGGCCAGCGACGAGACGAGCGCGCCGATGAGCGGGATGACCGCAGCCAGGATCTGACTGAACGCGGTCATGATCGTCGGGAGGATTCCGGACAGCGCCTGGAAGGCACCGGACAGCGCCTCGCCGACAACGGGAGCCATCTGCTGGAGCAGCGGCACGATGAGCTGGACAGCCTGGAGCAGAGCGCCCGACAGGAGCTGCACGATCGGGATGATCGAGGGAGCCAGCGCCGTGAAGGCGTTCGCCAGGGGAGTCAGCACCGCAGCGATCAGGGGACCGAACGCGGAGAGCATCGCACCGACGACCTGCATCAGTGCGCCGAGCGCCTGGCCGACCGGAGCCATCGCGGGAGCGAGGGCCTGGACCGCCACCAGGATGCCGTTGAACATCGCGGTGATGCCGGTCTGCACGGCAGGCTGAGCCAGCGCGTCAGCGATGGCCTTCATGGCGGTGCCGATGATCGTGCCCGCGAGGGGCAGGACCGTGGTCAGGAGCTGACCGAGCTCGGTGAACAGGTTCTTCACCGCAGGCCCGGAGATGTCGGAGATGTTCTTCATCGCAGCGTGAGCCGCCTTGAAGACGTCGACCAGACCCTTCTGGAAGGCCGGGCTGTCCACGGTGTTGTGGATGCTCGCGAGCGTGTCGTTCAGCATGGCGAGCGTGGAGCCGCCTGCCTCCTGAGCCGCGCGACCGAGACCGGCGAAGATCCCGAACAGGTTCTTGATGACCCCGCCGAGCTCCTTCAGGTTGTCGATCGCGGTGCTGATCCACTCGGTGAGCTGACCGCTCTCCTCGTTCTTCGTGAGCCACGCGGAGAACTTGTCCGAGACCTTGCCGAACCAGTTGGCCAGCTCGGGCAGGTAGGACGTGCCGACCTTGCCGAGAATGCCGATGATGTTGGCGAAGGACTTGGTGTGCTCACTCGCGTTGGCGATCGACTGGTTCAGGTCGGTGAACATCTGGCCCATGATCGGACCGAGCTTCCCGCTGAGATCCGTTGCGAATGAACCGAAGAAGCCACCCAGCGCGGTGCCGGTGTCGGCGATGCCCGCCTTGAACTTGGGGAGCAGGTTGTCGATCAGGTCCTGGAACGGCGCACGCGCCTTGTCCCAGAAGTTGCTGGAGATCGTGTTCTGCATCTGAGAGAGAGCAGACTTGACTCCGGGGAACTCCTTGTTGAAGTCCTTGAAGGCCGCGACGGTCGCGCCCATTCCTACTGCGATTCCGCCGAGCAGGCCGGGGATGAGGAGACCGGCTGGACCGATCTGCGCGAGGGACGACGACAAGGCGAACAGGTTGCTCGCGGAGGTGAGGCCGAGGGCACCGAGACCGGCGATGGCCGTAGCCACGGAGCCGATGATCGGGACGGACTTGTCGAGGTTGCGCAGGGTGTTGCCCAGCTTCTCGAACATCGAGTTGAGAACACGCGCGCCGGACAGTGCAGCCAGGGCCGTAGCGACCTTGGTGACAGCGGCGTTGTCCAGCACCGGGACGATCGGGACCGTGCGAGGCCGAGTCAGTACACCCAGTCGGGCGGACGTGATCATGCCTGCGGTCGAGCTGAAGTCGGGGTGGACCGAGATCAGGATCGGGCTGTTGTCCTTCGCCCAGTCCTTCAGATCCTGCGACGCCTTGTCGGCTGCCGCCTGGTCGAGCTCCAGCTTGATGTCGCCCTTGACCGTAGCGCCGTCGACCGTGAACTTGATCTTCGACTGGTCAGCCTTCTCCTGGAGTCGGCGACGTGCAGTGCTGATCGCCTGCACCATGCCGTCCGTGGAGATGGTGGTGTGGAACCGGATCTTGCGCGAGTCCATGTTCCGGTTGCGCTGGTTGATCTTGCGCAACTCCTCCAGGTACTCACGCGACGCACCGCTCATGTCGACCTTCGTGCCGATCGTGAGCTTCAGCGTCTTCTCGATGCGATCGAGGGCCTTCTCTGCCTGTCGGCGGAAGTCAGACGTGTCCGGCAGAACCTTGACCGAGACGCGCCCGATCACCTGCCCGCCTGGTGACGATGCCACTGACTACCTCCTGGAGAATGCCTTGTAGATGTCGGCGACGGACTTGAACTTCTTCTCGCTCTTGTCCTTCTTCTTCGCCTTGGGTCGCGGGTACTCGGGGATCTTGGGTGCGCCCTTCTTCCCCCACTGACCAGTCGCCCGCGTGTTCTGGTTCAGCGCGTCGTACATGTCGGCGGTCATGTGTCGATCCATGCCCCAGCCGAAGTGCTCACGTCCGCCCGACGCGAGAGCGATCGTGAGTGATGTGTCCGGCAGCCTCTGCACCAGCAAGAGGACGAGAGACGGCGAAGGACCCCGACCTGCGATCACTTCGGCAAGGTCGATGCCGTAGTAGAACAACAGGTCGGGGTAGATGCCTTCGGCGTAGTCGTCTACGAGCCGGGCGAGGCTCAGGCTTCCCCCGCCTGAGTCCCCTCGCCGTAGGTCTCGAAGATCTGGGCCAGCACAGCGAGGTCTTCGCCGACAGCCGAGAGCAGCTTGTCAGCCGCCTTCTCGGACTCGGCGACGAGACGGATGGCGTCAGCGAGCACCTGCTCCTGGTCGACGTCCTCACCGTCGAGCTTGGCCTGGATGCCGATGAGCTCGGCACGCTTGGCCTTGGACAGGCGCAGAGGGTTGAGCAGTCGGCAGACGTCGTCGCCGAAGTTGATGTCGGTGGAACCGTACTTCGCCTCTGCGGCGGAACGGATGTCATCGAGAGAGAACTGAGCCATGGGGTTGCGGACCTCCTGTGTTGGATGGAACTACGGGACGCGGACCTTGGGTTGCGGTACTCCGGGTGGAGCCCCCGGTGTGCAAGCGGGTCCGCACTCACTTGCACACCGGGGTGGTTACTCAGCCTGAGAGGATCAGGCAGCCTGGCCGACGGCCCAGGCAGTGCCGTTCCAGTACGCCGTGGTGGCGTCACCCAGAACGACTCGCTGGCCCGTGGTCCACGCCGTGGTCGGCGACGCGGTGACGTCAGCCAGGTCGGCGAAGTCAGCCGGGACAGCCGCGCCCGCAGGCGTGAAGGAACCGGGCGAGCCAGCGGTCGCACCGGTCGCCGGGACGCCGCCACCCAGCGGGGTGACGGAGTAGGTCCAGGTGTTGGTGCCGTGCGCCATCGGCTTCACGCCGAGCGGCAGGCCAGCCAGGGACTCGGTGTCCGCGAGGGCCAGGTCGTCGGCACGGTAGATCTCGGCCTTCGGGGCGTAGAAGGCGAAGTGGTTGTCGCCGTCCACGAAGATCGCGAGGAACGCGGAGGTCGTGGGCTCCGGGTCGGTCGGAACACCGACGCTGCCGTCCGGGAGGATCGGGGCGTTGGCACCGTAGTAGAGCTTCAGGCCCGCCTCATCGAACTGCTGGAGGGTGAAGGTCATCGTCTCGGTACGCGCGCTGTACTTGGTCCGGAGGGACTTGTTCTGGAGCGTGCCGATGACGGTGGCCTCGCCACCCTCGGACGAGATGCTGAAGATGTCCTCCAGCGAGGTGTGACCGACGTTCGCCCAGGGCGAGTTCGGGGACAGGAGGTCGGCGGGGATGTCGGTGCCGACCGGGGCGGTGAGGTAGTTACCGCTACCGATGACGAGAGTTGCGTCGTCGTTCAGGGCCACTGTGTGTACTCCTTGCTCAGGGGGTCAGGGTTGGGTAGGGCCGGGTGCGTGGCTTGCGGATCGAGATCTGGTAGATCGACTCGTAGCGCCACACGCCCGTAGGCAGGTCGGCGTACTGGACAGGCCCTGCGGCTGTTGCCCAGTCAGTGACTCGCCGTGGTGCGGACGTGAGCTCCACTCGGGTGAAGTGGCCACGTCCGGGGACGACCTTCTGGCTGAGCCAGGCGTCGCGAAGGACGACGCGAACGGCCTCGGAGAGGATCGCCGCGTCCTCGTCACCGTCCGGGTCTTGGCAGAACGTGTGAACCACGACCTGCGCTGCGTCGGTGAAGCGAGTGTCGCCGCCCCACTCCCCGAAGGTTGCGGTGCGACGAGCGAGTACGAGAGGGAAGGTCTGGTGGGCTTCGATCAGGGACTTGACCTGGATGCCAGGCAGCCCCTCACGGAGGACGTAGAGGAGCAGGTCTTCGACCGGACTCATCTCCGCCATCGCCTTGATGTGGTCAGGGAGTCCGGCCATCAGTCGAGCTTCACCTTGCCCTTCCGCTTCTTCGGAAGGTTGCTGGCAGTGGCGAGGATGAACAGGCCGGGCGAGGCACCCCAGGAGATGGTGGTCATCTCGCCGTCGTCGCCTCGAACTTCCTTCTCGCCAGCCGCGCGTCCGTACTCGATGGACAGCGCAGCGTTCTGGCCGCGCTCGTCGGACAGGACTACGTAGCGGTCGTACTTGCCGCGCTCGACGTCGATCGAGGCGTGCCCGTCCTCGCGGTGCTCGGCGAGCAGAGCCTCAGCTCGAACCGCGATCTCGAACGTCCGGTTGTCGAGCTCATGCACGACGCCGTCGTTGCGGGCGATGAAGTCCTCGATCGGGACTCGACCGACGTTGGGGTTGATCCTTGCCACGGTCACGTCCTCTCTCGGATGTCGATCGACCAGTGCCTGGTCTTGCGAGGTCCGTGGTGGTACGCGGGCGGGGAGACGATGTCCCACTGCCTGCCCTGGTACTCGACGCGCGACCAGAGGGTCACGTCTTCCAGGTCGGCGGCGACGATCATCCGAGTGATGTTGATGAGCTGCTGACCGGGGACCTCGGCCTTCGCCGATCGCTGCGGGATGAACGCGGCTCGAACCACATGGGGTCCGTCCGCGTCCGCCGTCAGGAGCTTGTTGCCGCGCCGGTCCTCGACCAGCTTGGACTTCCAGATCTTGGCCGACTGGCCACGTCGTCTCTGGTGGCTCACACGGCACCGGCCCCGTCAGCGAACATCGGGAAGGGGTCACCGCCGTAGTCGACGGGGACTCTGCCGTCCGCGTCGCTGCGCAGCTTGGTCTTGTAGGCGGTCAGCGGCACCGAGTAGATGCCGGGGGTCTTGCCAGCCAGCGACTGGAGGAGCTTGATCTCCTCGTCGCTGAAGTAGACGGTGCCAGCGTTCTCGCCAGCCGCGTCGTTCCACCCCAGCGTCTCGTCGCCAGCGCGGGACTGCGTGTAGCCGTCCGGGTTCTTCATGTACCGCGATGCGGCCTTCAGGACCAGGGTCCGGACCAAGCGCGGGACTGCGGTGTCGTCCCAGTCGCGCCCGTAGTGAGCGGCCAGGTCGGTAGCGTCTTCGAGCGCGCCTCCCGCGATCCGCACCTCGTCCGCATCCAGCTCCCAGTCAAGGCGAGCCTTCAGGTCATCCAGAGTGGCGTACGCCATCAGGGCCTCCTTGGGTGAGGACCAAGAAGGGGGCCAGCTCCGTAGAGCCAGCCCCCTCCTCAGTCAGCGGATCAGGCGTTCGCCGGGTCGGTCTCCGCCTTCAGGCCGGACGGGGTCCAGACCTTGGCGTCCGAGACGCCGGTGATGGTCGCGAGCTCGGAGGCCGCAGCCGGGTAGTTCGAGGCACCGTCGAGCGTGAGCTTGATGCCACGGACGAAGTGCTCGGACGCGGAGACGAGCTCCTTGCGGTTGGCCTCGTCCCAGCCGACCAGCACGTCGGTCACCGCGCGGAAGCCCGCGTAGGTGTTCACGACGGAGCGGTCCTGCATGTAGGTCGGGTCGTAGTCGCGGACCCACCGGAGGGCGATGCCCTCGAAGGACTGGGTCGCGCCGTACGGAACCGACTGCGGGACAGCGGGAGCGCCGGACAGGAAGATGAACGCGGAGCCAGCGAAGGCGTAGGCCGCGTCAGCCGGGATGGTCTGGTCGACCACGATCTTGAAGCCGAAGCGGTCGCCGAGCGAGGCGGTCTTCAGGGCCGACTCGGCCTCGGAGTCGCCGACGTTCTGGGCGAGGTTCAGCTTCTCGTCCGAGAGGAGCGCCGACTCGAAGTCGGTGCCGACGAGCAGGTAACGCTGGTCGTCCGGGACGTTGAACTTGTTGAGGACGCGACGCGCCTCGATGATCGCACCGCGCAGGTTCTGCTCGGCGTTGCCGATGGTGACCGCGTAGGTCTGGCCGGTCAGGGTGTTGACGGCCCGACGCTGGAGACCACGGCCAACGGCCTTGACCTGCGGGCGGAGCAGCTTGCCCCACTGGTCGATGTCGAAGTCGTTCTGCTCGTCGGTGAGCTTGACGGCGGAGTAGACGTTGCCACCGAAGGTGACGGCGATCTTCCGCTCGCGGTACTCATCGAACGTGACGGCCTGACGGACGCCCGGCGTGGACGAGCCAGCCGAGCCCGAGCGCCACTCGTAGTCGTGGAACGGCAGGACACCCTCGACCGGGACCGAGACGGTGTCGTTGTCCGCGCCCTTGAACTGGTCGATGCCCTCCTTCTGGAACAGGTTGGGGATGACGAGCTCCTGCTCCAGCATCCCGACAGCGGTCGCCGCCAGCTTCTCGGGCTTGACGATCTGGTGTTCAGCGGTCACTTGTAGTGCCTCCAGGTGTGACGAAGCCCCCGGTCAGTGCGACCAGGGGCTGGGGTGGGTTGGTGTGGTGAGGTGCGTCAGCGACGTCGTGTGCGCCGCGCGAGCTTGCGCGGGTCCATCTCGTCGTCGGCGTCGTCGGACGGCGTGAGACCGCCGCCCAGCGACTCGGGCGCAGGAGTGACGGCGTACTTGGAGAGGGTCTTCGCGACCAGCTCCAGCGCCTCCTCGTTGTCGCCCTTCAGGAGGGGGACGAGCTCGTCGGGGAGCTCGTACTTGCGTGCCACCTTGGACACCACGACTTCGCGCTCCAGTTCGGCGATCCGGGAGGAGAGCTCGGACCTCGCGGCCTCGAACTCCTCGGGGGTCTTCGCGTTCTGGAGGGAGGTCTCGGCCTCCCGCAGCTTCGTGCGGTAGTTCGCGGCCTCGCCCCGAACCTTGGTCAGCTCCTTGCGCGCCCACTCGGGCAGCTCGTCCTCGGGCTTGGTCTCCGGGGTGACGCCCTCAGCGGGCTTCTCCTCGGTGCTCGGGGTCGACGGCGTCTGAGAGGCAGCCTCGTCGGGCTTCTGCTCAGTCACCGGGGTGGAGCCGGGGGTCGGGGTCTCGATCGGGGTGCTCACTGGTTACGCCTCCTGGACGCTCGTTGTGGATCGCCGCGCCTCCTGGGCAGCGGCCTTCTGTTCCGTGCGGATGAATCGCCGCCAGGCAGAGATCGCGGCCTTGCCGCTGAGTCCCTTGGTCACCTGGGGCCACAGCTCCTCGTACTGCCGGTTCAGGGCGTAGACGGGGGAGTTGCGGTACTGCTCACGGGAGAACACGGGCTCCGCGTAGCAGTGGCAGTTGTCGTGGTACTTGTCTCCGTCGCCGTACTCGGCGGTCTTCTCAGACCGGTAGACAGGTCCACGCGAGATCAACATGGCGCACCACCCGCAAGGGGTTCCGGTGCGCGAGAGTCGGATGTAGCCGAGAGCGCGTCGGTCGCGCTGAGCGTGGTTCCAGACCGTCGAGCGTCCGCCGTTCATGGCGACTCGCTCTGCGACAGCGGCTTGCCGAGCACCCGCTTGGGCGTGGGCCTCGTCGCGGAGCCTGTCCACGTCCTTGGCCGGTGCCTCGGGGTCGATGTCGCGCTGCTTCTTGGCGAGGTTGTCGGGGCCGAGCGTCTGGAGTAGTTCCCTCAGCTCAGCCTCAGCCTCGCGCTCGATCCGTTCCTCATCTGCCCGTAGGCCCGCCAGCTCCTCGACCAGGATGCGGTCGACCTCTGCGTCCTCGGATGCTTCGTCCGCAGGAGCGTCAGTAGGTTCGTCCGCGCCCGTCGTGGGGGGCTGTGCGGGCTGCGACGCAGGCTCGGTCTCCTCGGTAGGGGCCGACTCTGATCGGCCCTCCTGGGGCTTCTCAGAGCCTCCAGCCAGGGAGGCGAACTCGCGACGCAGGGAGTCGAGCGTCACGTAGGTGGGCTCGGGGTGGTACGGATCGGCGACGGTCGTGCCGGTACGCAGTGCGCGTGCCAGCCGGTAGTACGCCCTGGCCAAGTCGCGGCTCATGCGCCGCCTGGTCATCACCGCAGTGATGGCCTTCTTCAGCCAGGAGCTGGTGGTCGAAGCCCTTGCGGTGACAGGGACTTCGGCCCACAGCTTCAGTGCTTCCTCGATCGTGCCCACCCCGATCTGGGTGAGCGCGACCTGGAAGGCGACGCTCGCCTGCTCGGCCTCTTGGGCGCGAGCGGGCGTCGTCACTCTGTGGCCACCTCCGGAGTCGCCGCGATGGGCGTGGGCTCAGGGGTAGCTCGGGAGATCGAGGAGGCCAACTGACCGATCGGATCGTCGTCCTCGCGCATCGACTCCCAGTCTTCGAGCTCGGTCTGCGTGACGCCAGGTACACGCTTCCAGAGACCTCGGGCGGGGATGCCGAGCTGTTCCTTCAGCTTGCCGAGAGCATCAGCGGCCTGAGCAAGCGAACGCTGCTCCATGTCGCGCCAGATGACCTCGCCAGCGAAGTCTTCAGCAGAGGTGATGTCGCCCTCCATCTCTCCCGCCAGGCGCATGACGCGCTCCCAGCTCTCACCGAAGGACGCCCGGAACTCTGCGATCTTGCGCGACAGCGCAGTCTCGGCAGCGAGCAGAGCCTCGGCGGAGAGGTTCGCGATCTGGCCAAGCAGGTGGTGCGGCGGCGTCTGAGAGACGGCAGCCAGGTGGCGGATGGACATGTCGACGGACTCGATGAGACCACCGATCGGACCGCCCGGCAGGGAGCCGAACTTGACGTCCGCGTCCTCGGCGAACAGGAAGCGCCGGGAGTTGTGGTTCATCGGGATCGCCTTGGGCTGACCGTTCTCGTCCAGCACCGGATCGCCGTTCTCGTCCCGCTCGATGGGCGGGGCCATGCCGGTCGCGTACCGCACCTCATGCGAGGTGTAGGTCTGGGCGACCAGGAGATCGAAGATGGTCTGGTTGATGCGGTTCTGAAGCGCGATCATCGGCTCGATGACGCCGATCGTGCGGCCTTCGAGGTCGACCGAAGCGGCGAAGCGGGTGACGGGGCACTCGGAAGCGCCGTGGCGCTTGCCCGCTCCCACCGTCACACCCTTCGCGTCCGACAGGGACTTGAAGGTGACCGCGTACTCGCTCTTGCCGTCGAACAGGCGGGCCTTGCCGGGCACGTCGTCCTTGGCCCACTGCGTGACGGTCAGCGCCGCGTAGGGCGTGTCATCGTTCGCAGGGTCCTCGAACAGGGCAGCCGTCCGCATGGCCGACAGGCCCTTCGTGATGACGCCCTTCTTGGTCTTCTCGGTCAGCGTGAAGCTGTGACCGAAGGCCAGCGCGCCCCGGTAGACCGCAGCCTGTCGGGCGTCGAGCCGCGACCGCTGCCAATGCTTCCACTCTGAAGACGCGGAGTCAGGCTCAGAAGTTGCGCTGAGCTCGCCGAGTTGTCCTCGACGGAACCCGTCAACGTACAGAGCCTGAGCCGGTGTCCCGACCAGGAGCGGCATCCAGTTGGACACCGCCCGCTTGGCCAGGAGTCGGTACTCGTCGTCCGCCTGGGGCGGCATGTAGGGGTCGTCGTGCTTGCCCTGGTTGTAGGCGTCGATCCGCTTCAGCCGATCGCCATCCCGATGGAGGATCGCGAGGAGCTGCTTGGCGAGTGACGCCGGGGAGGTGTCAGCCACAGGCCCACCGTCCTTCCGTTGGTCTCACTGTCACAGGAAGTACCCGCGACCGGTCCGCTTCTTGGTCTTCTTGCCGCGAGCTCGGAGCTCGACCAGCGCCTCATGCGCCAGCATCAGGGCTGCGTAGGCGTCGACCTTGCGAGGGGAGTCCTTGCTCTCCTTGCGGAAGCCGATGCCGTAGTTGTTCGTCGCTCGACGCGCGTTCAGTGCGTGGCGACGCAGGGTCAGGTCACCGTCATGCTTCAGCTTCTTGTCGAAGACCGAGCGCATCAGGCGTTCGTGGGCCATGGTCGACGTCTTCTGCGACGCACGCATGTCCCAGCCGATCGAGTCCTTGCCGAGCGGGGACTTCACCATCAGGCCCTCGCCGTACGTGTCGTCCCACTCGGAGATGTAGCTCTCCCAGAGGGCGACGTCGGCGAAGAAGCCGACCACCGTGAAGGTGGCGAAGGCGTCATGGACTGCGGAGTCGACCGATGCGCGAGGCACGATCCACCCGTCACCAGCCTGGCCGTCTGGCTTCTCCCAGATCCCGAGCACGAACGAGGCCATGTCCTTGACGCGCACTGCCACAAGGGCTGTCGCGTCGTCGGTCTTGCCACCGTCGAAGCCCAGGGTGATCTCGTCACCAGGCTTCAGCGTCAGGCGCTCGTCCCGCAGGACGTCCCACTCGGCAGGGCCGTAGAGGGCGTCTTCCTCGGCGACGATCTGGTTGAGCCACATGCGTCGAGACCGGCTCGCGGAGAGCGTGGTGTCGAGCACCGACTGGATGATGGTCTCCACCTTCAGCCAGATCGCGTCTCCCCGGATCTTGGGGAGGACGATGCGTAGCGCCTCGGGGGAGAGGGGTGTCTTCGGGTGCGCCTCAATCGAGTCGTACAGGAAGCCGATGTCCATCGCGCGGCCTTCGCGGATCTTCTCGAAGGCTTCGCGCATCCGCTCAGCGACAGAGTCCTCGCCGGGCAGGTAGGCGTTGGTGATCGCGAGGTAGCGCGCGTCCTTCTTGGTCGCGTTACCGTCGATCGTCTCGTACATCTTGTCGCCGTTGTTGCCTCGGACCCAGTGGTGGGTCTCGTTCAGCACGACGAAGGTGGACCGGCCACCTTCAAGAGCACGGAAGCTGGAGGTCACGGCTTCGAGCCGCTGACGACCACCGTTCGCACGGATCAGCTCAGCACCGGCCTTGATGCCGTAGGTGTTGATGAGCTTGTCCGACATGAGCGACGGCATCAGGGTCATCGTGTTCCGGGTCTGATCCCGAGACACTGCCGCGATCTGCACCCACGCTTGCGGGTGCGGGACACCTACGGGGTCACCGTTGGCGTCGAAGTGGGAGAAGCGCGACGGCCCGACGAACTCGACCAGGCAGATCACCGCGAGGAGAGGGTCCTTGCCCCAGCCCTTCAGGCGCTGAAGTACGCCCTTGCGGTAGATGAAGCGGCCCGTCTCGTCCATGGCGTACCACCACAGGACGAAGCGAAGCTGCTCCTTCGTGAACCGCCAGGGACCGCCGTTCTCGGCGTTCAGGTACTCAGCGCACCAGCCCGCGATCTGCCATCCGAGCGTGCGCTCGGGGAGCAACCAGGAGCCGTCCTCGTTCCGCATCCACGTAGGGCCGTGGAACTCCGGTTCAAGGGCTTCGATCTCCTCGGTCGTCATGACCGGCTTGGCCATCATGAGGCTCACCTCCAGTTACTCGGCGAGCCCCAGCTCCTTCTTGTAGTCGGCGATGGCCACCACAGAAGCGGTGTCACCCTCGTCCTCGGGCTCATGCAGTTCGATGCGGACGCGACGTCGGTCGCCCTCCGCTACGAGCAGTCGCTCGAAGCTGGAGTAGATGGTCTGGAGCATCTGGCCGCTGCGCTTCCCGGACTTCTTGTAGAAGCTCAGGTCTTCACACAGGGAGTAGGCGAACGCCCAGTCCGAGTTCTGGTAGAAGTCGGCTTGGCCGGACGACTTCAGGGAGTCCCAGAGTCGCCGGGCGATGGGGTGCCACTCTCGATCCGCGTTCGGGATCTTGACCGGGCGCATCTCGCCTCGGGTCACGGACTGAACGTCCGAGCCCTTGCGCTCTCGGGGGCGAGCCAGGTCGGACTCGCGGTTGGGTACGGGGCCAGGCACTGACTCACCTCCTGTCTACTTGCCGATGCCGGTGCCGTAGCCGTTCTCGGCCACGAAGTCGTTGATGTCGTCGTTGAGGCAGCGCCCCTCGACGTCGTGAAGGATGCCGACGTAACGCCCGAGGGTGGTCACCTCATGCGTGTCGGCCTTGACCCGCCGCGTCGTGACCACGAAGGGCCACTCGTCGCCGTCAGGGTCGTTCTGGTTGAGCCAGTCGAGGACGAAGTCCCTCGTCTCCTTGCCGCCAGGCTGCCTGCTCTCGGGAGCGAAGACGCCGTACAGGCGGAGGTCGAGGGACTTCGTGTCACCGAAGCCCTGGTCGAGCCGGACCTTCAGGGTGTCGCCGTCCTTGACGGCCTCGACGTACGCGCGCCGATCCCACACTCAGAAGATCCCGCCCGTGAGGAAGTGCACCGCCAGCCACGCCATGAAGGCGAGCAGCACGAAGCGACGCAGCCGGGTGGTCCCGGTGGGCTTCGTGAGCTTGTCGGTGTGGAACCACTTCCAGACGTGCTCGGAGAGGGTGTCGCCCGGAGCCTTGCGCTTCAGGGCGATCCCCTCGATGACGACGAACGCTCCGAGCCAGAGGACCCAGAGCCAGGTCCAGATGCTCATCGAGCGAGCGGGCAGCCGAGGCACGCACGCAGGGGACAGGTCTCACACACGGTGGACTCCTTCGGTTGTAGGGGCAGTGCAGCCCGCGCGCGCTTCCCCATCTCTGGTCGCGGCGCACGCGGGAAGTCGACCCCCTGGGAGAGGACCAGGGGGGAGGCGAGCTCGACCCGGAGAGGAGGGCGGGGAGCTCACCAGTGCAGTGCTCGACCGGGGGAGAGGAACCCCAGGAGCACCGCGATCTCAGAGAAGTCCGGGGTGGTCTTCCGACCGCCTGAACTTCTTGTCTTGCCGTCGCCAGTTCGCAGCCTTCGCGGCTGCGCCTTCAGCGCCGGACTTCTTCCCGTGATGCCAGGAGCAGAGAGCCCGTAGGTTCTCCATGCTGTGGTCATCGCCGGGTCGGATGTGGTCCACGTCAGTTGCGAGGTCGGTGCATCTGATGCCGTTCGCGTCGCGGTGGGTGCATGTGTGACCGTCTCGCCGAAGCACGCGCGCGCGGATCTTGAACCAGTCCGGGGGAAGTCTGTCCCTCCGGTTGCTGTTCTGCCATCCGCTCACGCGCACCTCCTGACGTGGAAGTTGAAGCCCCCGACGACGTCCTTGCCGAAGGGCAAGCTGCTCGAAGCTGTCGACTCGGGGGCAGTCTCTGATCCTCTGCAAGTACAAGTACGTCTTCGCGTCTTCGCTCAGTGGGGCCGACAGGCCCACACCTACCAAGTACGTCTTCATCAAGTGGCCTCACGAAGTGAGGCTCACATCTCGTACTTGTCACTGACGTACTTGCCCTTGTACTTGTAGAGACGCGGAGGGGTCCTGGCTTGTTGCAGGCTTCTTCTTGTGACGTGACTCACACTGTCACAGTGAGGTTCAACGGCGAAGTGATGGGGGCCGAAGGCCCCACCTGTCGTGGACGCGACGGCGAGGTGAGCTGTCGCAGAGGACTCAGCGAGCGAAGCGAGCTGGGTCCGGGCTGCCGCCCGGCAGTGAACGAAGACGGCTGAGCGTCAAGCCTCGTCATCGTCTGGAGGCTCGGGAATCTCTTGCAGCACCTCGACGCTGTGCAGCTCCTGGAGTGCCTGGGAGACCTCGTCTGGCCCAGGAGGCTCGGGCTCGTACGCGAGGGGCAGGGGAGGCTGCTCAGGGACCTGGATGACCTCGCCCCCGAGGACGTCGTGCAGCACCTGGAGCGGATCGCTCACAGGCACACGGTACGATGCGGGCATGGAGGAGACCAGCGCGCAGGAGACCGGCATCCGCTTCGCCGAGATCATGCTGGGGGTGGAGCTCGAAGATCGGGAGCCCACACCTGGCACACCCTTCGCCGCCGTCCGTGCGTTCTGTGAGAAGTGGGGCGAGGATGCGCTCACTCCTTCGCACTGGGATGACGCCCGAGCTGGACGTCCTCTGCTCCCTCGATCTCGCCGCTGACCTGGGGTAACGATGGTGCAACGGCCTCTGTGAGCGCCAGCTCCCCCTCCCCCTGATCGACCCTGGAACTGTGGCGCGATCTCAGCGGCT